ATAGAAAAGAGGTTCACCTAATCCAAGCCGTAGATGACGCATACGAAAATCCTTTTACTTTATTTTCAGAAGACGACAGTTGGGGTGGACAATCAGTGGACATGCCCATGAGTATCGAAGACATCAAGAGTTTACATAAGGTTCTTGGTGACACGTTAACACAAATCAAGAAGGGAGAAACCAAATGAACGAACAACTACTAACCACAACATCAATAACTGCACCAAGCCTTGCATCAAGCTCCATGCTTGTAGTCTTCTCAGTAAAGTTTTGGACAGGACGCAGTATGGACAGGCAAGCAGGTGCAGAGATAGCAGCCATAAACAAAGCCCACCCCGACATGGCGAATGTTCACAAGAACTTATTACCAACATGCAAGGAACTTGTAGAACTTCAACATTTTGCAAGGAACGCTCGCAACAGAATACACTACCACCTGACCCTACCTTGGACGGACGCAGGGTTACGTGTTATCCCAACAACCTTATATTTTGAATACCATAAACAGATGACCGAGGCGAGCATGATCTATGACAAACTCGTTGAGAAGTTTTTCGATGTGTACGAGTGGTCTGTCATACAAGCAGAGACAGAGTATGAGGCACTCGGTAAGTTATTCAAGAAAGAAGAGTATCCTTCTGTTGACACGTTACGAGGTAAGTTTAGTTGGACGCATACATACTTGCCTATGCCTGACGCAGGAGATTTTCGTGTCGATATTGGTAACGAGCAAGCAGACGCAATAAGGGAACAATGCGCAGAATACTATAGCACCATGTTCCATCAAGCAATCCAAGAGATAGCCGAACCGCTAAAGAATATGTCGGAACGGTTAGACTACAGTAATGGCGAAGATAAGAAAGTGTTTCGTGACACGTTAGTATCCAATGTCGTTACTGCCATCGATCTTCTCGGTGTAACAACTGACCCTAAGTTTGTTAAGATCAAGCAAGAGTTAGACCATGCGTTTGTGGGTGTTACCCCTGACGCATTACGAGAAGACCCAATTCTACGGAAGACCACAAAGCAAGCCGTAGACAATGCAATCGCATCACTAGACTTCTAATGAAACCGATAAGTAAATACTTATCAAAACCGAAAGGAAAATTAAAATGAGTAATTCAGCAATACAAATGTACGCACTATCACTTGACCAAGTGACCAACGCAATCAAGCAAGGTGGTAACAAGAGAACCATACTTGTGCAAGGTGACATGGGTACAGGTAAATCCTCAATCCTTAAGAGGTTAGCAGAAGAACTACCAACACACACCCCCTGTTACTTTGATTGTACTACAAAAGACCTCGGTGATATTATGATCCCAAAGATGGCAGACGAAGATGGTAAGAACTATGTGACCTACGCAACCAACGAAGAACTTGGTGTTCATCTCAACAAGCCGATTATACTAATGTTTGATGAATGGTTGAAGAGTAATCGTTCTGTTATGAACGCAACCTTGTGTCCTATACTAGAGCGTAAGATTGCTAGTTATACGTTGCACCCTGACAGTATTGTGTTCTGTACGTCAAACAAAGGTAGCGAAGGTGTCGGTGATGTACTGCCACCCCACGCACGTAATCGTGTTACTGTGATAGAGACACGCAAGCCAAGTCAAGAAGAGTGGATAGATTGGGGTGTCAACAACAAGGTCGATGCTACAATACTTGGTTGGGCAAAAGACAACCCACAGTTATTTCATTCCTTTGAAGATGTGAAGAACCCCGAAGACAACCCATACATCTATCACCCGAACCAACAGCGTAATGCGTTTGTGACCCCACGATCCTTGGAAGGTGCAAGCGACTGGGTGAAACTGCGGGGTACTATGGATGATACTACCTTAACAGGTTTACTCATGGGTACTATAGGTGAACGCGGAGCTATGGACTTGATGGCATTTGTAAAACTTGCAGACCAGATGCCCAAGCGTGATGATATTATCAATGACCCGAAGAACGCCAAGATACCGACAAGTGCAAGTGCAGTTGTCATGGTTGTGTTCCGATCACTCGCATCCATGAGCAAAGACTACATCAATCCGTTCATGGAATATTTGGTGCGACTAGACCAAGAGGCACAGGGTATGTTCGCCAACGGGGTGCGCAACCCGAAGTATCATGCACAGCAACTTGTTATGACAAACAAGAAGTTTACCGACTGGGCCATGAACAACAACTACATGTTCTCAGCAGATAAGAAGTGAGGTGAGTGATGATAAGTAGTGATAAACATGAAAAGATCATGGAGTGGATCAAGAACATATTGGCAGGGTTAATCACCCTTGCCATTGTGGTGTTAATAATAATTTTCTTTTGTGCGATGTAAGGAGGATAACATGCGAGGACTAGCATACAGAAGAGCTATGGCACATAGAGCCAGAGTGAAAGCGAGAAAGTCAAAGATGGTAAATTCGATAAGTAATTACTTATCAAAGTCAGACAGGGAAAGGATGGTTAATAAACTAGCCGATAACTTAGCTCAATGTTCTTGCTTTCTATGTAAGGGTGAGAAAAAGTTAAACATCCCAACCAAGCAAGAACTTATCGCAATAGACGTAACCAAACTTAATAGAGGAGAACTACATAATGCTTAGCATAGGTAAACAACTTACGGCAGAACAACGGTTGAACAAAGCAACCGTAGATATTATGGCGAACCCAAAGTATGTGGCGTTGGCAGGTATCTTGATGATTGGTGATAGGGGTGTCAAAGATGACATCCCGACTGCTTGCACGAATGGTCGAGACGAGTGGTATGGTCGAGCGTTTGTCGATAAGCTCAACGATGCAGAACTACGGTTTCTTGTATTGCATGAGAGCTACCACAAGTTATACCGACATCTTATCACATGGAAACATTTACACGATGACGATGCGGAACTCGCAAACATATCGTGTGACTATGTTATCAATGTCAAACTTGTGGATGACAACAAGGATGGTTTTGCTACCATGACAGGAGAACTATCTAAGGGTTGCTTTGACGAGAAGTACCGTAATTGGGATAGTGCGCAAGTGTTCCATGACCTCAAGAAGAAAGGTCGAAGTGGTGGACAAGGCAACCCCAACGGTCCTGGTAATGGTAATGGTACAGGTGGTAACACGTCAGGTGGTGTTCCCTTTGACGAGCATGATTGGGAGGGGGCAAAGGAAATGACCCCCGAAGAGAAACGTGAACTTGCCAAAGATATTGACGAGAACATACGTCAAGGTGCAACTATGGCAGGGAAGATAGGTAGTGGTGGAGATCGTGACCTTGACGAACTGCTTGAACCTCAAGTGAATTGGCGAGAGAAATTGCGTGACTTCATTACCGAAACATGTGCAGGGAAAGACTACTCTACATGGAACAGACCTAACCGAAGATATATTGGTATGGACATCTACATGCCGAGCGGTGTGTCAGAGAAGGTCGAAGAACTAGTATTAGCTATCGACACATCTGGTTCTATTGGACAGCAAGAACTCTCAGTGTTCCTCAGTGAAGTCGGTTCGATATGTGACACAGTAACACCTTCATGTGTGAGGATACTCTACTGGGACACCAAGGTGTGTCGTGAGGAAAAGTACGAGATGCACGAACTTGATAATATTACCAAGTCAACAAAACCAAGTGGAGGTGGTGGTACTATGATCGAGTGTGTTCCAGAGTACATGGCGATATATGGTATCAAGCCACAGGCTACTATCATATTGACCGATGGTTACTTGGGTGGCTCATGGGGTTCTTGGGTATGCCCTACACTATGGTGCATCTTGGACAACAAGAGTGCCAAACCAAATGTCGGCAAGACGGTACACGTCAAGTCGAGAGATATGTAAACCGATAAGTAATTACTTATCAAAATTAAGGAGAGAGAGTATGAACTATAGATATAAAAATTATGTAATCGAAGACTTTGCAGAGATGACAGAGAGGTACAACACAACCAAACCTGTTATCAGCAAGAACCACACAAGGGAAGATAACATCAAACCTGTGGGTAGACGGTCACGCAAGTGGGAACATATGATAAAAGTGTCGGCACGTAAGTACATGATCTATGATGGCTATTGTGAGGGCGACCCGAAATTCAGAGCTTGGTGGAACAGACAGGGCGAAAATCAGATAACAGAGAAAGAAACTCTAGCCCTTGCACCGATCATGTGGACGCTATCACCGCAGGGTGACATTGAGACTATACGAATACGCAATGGGTCAGGTGACTACGCACACTGCGCTCGGTATACTTTTCTTGAGAACACGTTACCACTTGGGCTACGGTTTATTGTTCACAATGGTAAGCAGTATATCGAAATGGGTAGAGACAAACAAATGTACCTCTTACCCAAGAGCCGATACGCTCCAGTGCGATACGTAAACATGCGAGCATACAAACGGAAAAGTGAGTCTTATTCTGACAAAGACGACAAGAAGTATCTAACCTTTGCTCGCAAAGTTGGTGGTGACAGATACAGTTGGGAAGTCATTGGTGATACGTGGGATGTACGTGGCGCACGTAAACAGGTTAACAAGAAAGCCAAAGCAGAGATCAAACCCTATGCAGATGCGTTCTATGAGTGGGTCACTACAATGTATAGGCTCATACCGTTCACAGATCACGAATATGCTAGTAAGCAACATCGAGAGTTAAGTGAGTGGGCATTCGAGCAAGGTTTGATAAAAAACACATGGGAACTTAACTCGTATGGGGATAGTGAGAAATGGCGACATATTGCCGATGAAGTATTCCGTGACGATCAACACCCTATGAGATTGCACCTTGCCGTTAACTTCTTATCACAAAGCAATCTTAACGCTTATCGTTATGACCGTGACAATGTAATCAACGAGCCAACGACTAAGGAAGATGTAAGCAGACTACGTTCACAGTGGAACAGATACGTCAACAACAAACTTGGGCTTGTTAAAAAGATTGCGCCAGAAAAAATTGTGAAAGGAGAAAAGTAATGAGTATATTTAGAAGAGTCAGCCAGTTAACACCTTACGAAGATTGTAATTCTGGGGGAACTTACGAGTTTGCCTGTGCGATACAAAAGGCCATACGTGGCGTTAAGTTTGGTAAGATTGGTAATGATAGTAACAGGGTACATGTCTACACCGAAGGGCAACCGTTCACTATGGGTTATATTGGTTACGGCGATTGGCGAGAGAGTGGGTATGAGAATATAGATTATTACAATGTTGTCAGTCCGAATATAACCAACGAGAAGTATTCTTATGGTGATGCGAGGTTTAGGAAGATGTCCACCAAACTTAACGTTGCCCTCAAGACTGCCAAGCGTTACTTCCGTAATCTCACGCCCGAACAGATGGCACAGAATGAGGCCGAGGGTATACGAGATAGTTACAATAGTATTAGGTATAAACTTAGAGAGGATAAAGAAAAAAAGCACAGTAACATATTAGGAGGCGATGCAGTGATCTCGGAGTTTCGTCACATGTTACAACAGGGCTACGAGTTTGTTGACAAGAACTTTGGTGCGGAGGTTCAGGCATACATAACGTCAATAGATGAACATGCCGAGGCCAAAGCGAAAGGATTGAATGTTGCCTTTGTGCGTGTGTTTGAGAAGTTGGGTGAACAGACATTTCAAGTTGTTAAGATGCACGGACTTCACAATATGAGTAGACCTTCAAGTGCGTATGTAGATGATGATGCCGTTGAGTATACAGACAAGACGCTACCTGAAGAGTTAAGGGGTAAGTTATCAATCCTTAACATGTTAGAGAAAGATGGGTATGTCGAAGATGTGGGTTTCAATTCGGGAGACGGACTATTTTATGTCACTCTCTGACACGTTATACAGCGTTACTGTATCAAAACACACAAAAAAGGTTCATGTGACATGTATTGGTATGGAATGTGTTGACAACGAATTAAAAGACGTGTATAACTCTGTAGATGATTTGCCGACATGGGTAAAAGATAAGATAGCATTACTCATGTTGGTGGACAAAGGACAAGGTATTGGCTACAGAGTTGGAGATGAAAAATTTTACATCTATAAAACCGATAAGTAATTACTTATCAAAAATGGTGAGGGGTCTTCGGACTCCTCATAAACGTCGCCAGTTTTTGAAGCCAGTGCCTGACGTAGTAGATTTAGAGATAAAGATAACAATTAGAGATCAACTAACGCATAGAACAAAAGAGGTAATGTTTGACGGTGCATTGTCCGATGAAACAATACTTATGATATACAAGGACGTGGAGAGGGAATTAAAAAATGGTAATGAAACCAGAAGCAAAAGTAAAAAAGGTAGTGGTAAGACAGCTTAAGCTGTTAGGAGCATACTACTTCTATCCTGTAACAGGTGGCTACGGTATGTCAGGTGTTCCCGATATTGTCGGGTGCTACAAAGGTACTTTTTTTGGCATTGAATGTAAAGCAGGTAGCAATAAGCCTACAGCACTACAGCTTAAAAACCTAAAAGATATTGAATTAGCAGGGGGCATAGCCGTTGTTTGTAATGAGAAGAATATGAATATCGTTGAAGATTTATTGAATTGGTCGGGGGATAGACAGTTGGAGTTTGAGTTTAACTAGTGGGGGTTTTTTGTTTTATTTGTTTGACCCACTAGGGCGTAAGCAGTGAGAGCGTCGGTTTTTAACATGTGACCATTATCCGCTGCAACAAGGGCAGACCAATCCTTTCTGTTTTTCTCGGTTCTGTGACTTTGTGATGGTAAGACATCTAAAAATCTAGCCCCTGCAAACGTGTGTAGAAGCCACGTTGATTTCAGTGCAGGGGCGACCATAAAAATAAAAGGAGAGGGATATGATAGTTGAAGCGTTGCTATGTATGAGTTTGAATATATATTTTGAGGCGAGGTCTGAACCGATACAAGGGCAGATTGCCGTAGCAGAAGTTACGTTAAATAGAGTAAAATCACCTGACTATCCTGACACCGTATGTGGTGTCGTGTTACAGGAAAACGAAGAAGGTTGTCAGTTTTCATGGTGGTGTGATGGTTTAAGCGATGAGCCAAAAGAATACAATTCTTTTCAGACAGCAAAAACACTAGCAAAACTTATGATAGAAGATGGAGATTATATTTCTGTTGTAGGAAAACATGTCACTCATTACCACACAAAAGACATAACTCCTTATTGGATAAAAGATTTTGAATATGCAAGCACCGTAGGTAAACATATTTTTTACAGACCACTTGCGAGTAGCATAGAGCCTCTGCCAAGACCAAAAATAATAAGCGGATTATACAATGAGTAATGGTGATTATGTTTTACACCGTCTCGTAAAAGTCGGTCTCAAAAGAGGTAATGTGTATAAACACATTGATATAAAAACTTTTAATTGGCTCATTGATAAAACAATTAAAATTAAAGCCGACAATTTAGGCACAACGATAGCGTCGATGTTAAAAGATGCGTACCACGAAGAAAAGGGAGAAGAGAGATGAGAAAATCTAAAAAAGCAGATAAGGTATGGAGATATTTATTAAAAAATAAAACCGCTACTGCGTCAGAAGTAGCAAAGGCGTGTAAGGTATCTTATGGATATGCCCATAAACTAATGGGTAAAATTGCTACACCTAAAGAGGTATTTGAAAAGGAAGCTAACAAGGTAGACCGTTGCGACTTATTGCGTGAAGCAGTGAGCCTCACAGGTGGAGATAGATTAAACGACTATGGTAGTCCTGTTGATAACCACCAACACATTGCCCGTATTTTTACGGCTATCACAGGTAAACACGTTACAGGTAGAGACATAGCTATAATGCACCAAGCAACCAAGTTGGCACGTAGGCAAACAACCCCCTTAGAAAAAGATCACTATATAGACAACATGGCGTATGTTGGGATTGAGTACGAGTGTGCCGTAGCGGAGGAAGAGTAATGGACTTAATTACTCTAGATTTTGAAACATACTACGATAAGGACGTATCTTTACGTAAGATGACAACAGAGGAATATGTACGTGACCCATCGTTTGAAGTTATAGGCGTATGTGTTAAGGTAAACAACGAAGCAACGGAGTGGGCGAGTGGTACACACGAACAGATCAAGGAGTATTTACATACTTTTAAATGGACAGAAGCTATGGTCCTTGCTCACAACACGATGTTTGACGGTGCTATACTTAATTGGCATTTTGGCATTAGTCCTCGTGTATATACCGATACTCTTTGTATTGGTCGTGCTATTCATGGAGTTGAACATAGTGTAAGTCTCAAAGCCTTGGCTGAACGCTATAACCTTGGAGTTAAAGGAGATGAAGTCCTTAATACTTTAGGGAAGAGACGTGAACAGTTTACAGACGAAGAACTAGAACGGTTCGGTGACTATTGCGTCAACGATGTGGAGTTGACATACAAGCTGTTTATGAAAATGGCTAAAGGGTTTCCTAAGAAAGAACTTAAACTTATTGATACGACATTGCGTATGTTTGTAGAGCCTGTACTACGTCTAGATTTACAGCTGTTGGAAGAACATCTTACAGTAACACGTCAACGTAAAGAACACTTACTTTCCCTGGCGGGCGCTGAACGTGATGATTTGATGAGCAACCCCAAGTTTGCAGAACTACTAAAAGGTCTTGGTGTTGAGCCACCCACAAAGATAAGTCCTACAACAGGAAAAGAAACTCTTGCTTTGGCAAAGTCAGACGAAGGGTTTAAGGCACTTGAAAGTCACCCAGACGAGAGGGTGCAACAGCTTGTAGCAGCAAGGCTTGGCAACAAAAGCACGTTGGAAGAAACAAGAACTCAACGGTTTATTGATATATCTAATCGTGGGTTATTGCCCGTGCCTGTTCGGTATTATGCAGCGCACACGGGTCGTTGGGGTGGTGACGACAAGATCAATCTACAAAACCTACCTAGCCGTGGGGTCAACGGTAAGAAGTTAAAGCAGAGTATACTTGCACCCGAAGGACACACATTGATAGACGCTGACTCGGCACAGATCGAAGCAAGAGTATTGGCGTGGCTTGCAGAGCAAGATGATTTGACGCAAGCTTTCGAGGATGGCGAGGATGTATATAAGAAGATGGCATCACGCATCTATGGGGTCAAAGAAGAAGATGTTACTAAAGATCAAAGGTTCGTTGGTAAGACAACTATCTTGGGTGCAGGGTATGGTATGGGGGCGCAGAAGTTTCAGAACCAACTGCAAACATTTGGGTTTGATATGGAGTTGGATGAAGCGAGGCGTGTTATAAAGATATATCGTGAAGCTAACTATAAGATTAGCGGTCTATGGAAAACTTGTCAGAACATGTTAGTAGATATGTCACGAGGTGATGCGCAGGGTCCCTCACATAGTTTTGGTACAAATGGTTTGATTAAATACGGTGCATCAGGTGATTATGTACGTAATGAAAAACATTTATATGCTTGTGATGCGTGGATGCGCTTGCCCTCTGAACTTTTATTACGATACGAAGACTTACAGTTCGACCAGACTGACAAGGGTGTAGAGTTTCATTACAAAGTTCGTCGTGGACGTAACAGGATATACGGCGGTAAGATTATAGAGAACGTATGTCAAGCCATAGCACGTTGTATTATTGGCGAACAAATGTTAAAGATAGCTAAGAAACACAGGGTCGTTTTGACAGTCCATGACTCTGTGGTATGCTGTGTAAGAGATGAGGACGTAGCAGAAGCGCAAGAATACGTCGAAGAATGTATGCGTTGGACACCCGATTGGGCAAAAGGTTTACCGATTAATTGTGAGTCGGGAACAGGCAAATCATATGGAGATTGTGAATGACAGATGAAGAGGAAAAAGAAGAAGTTAAAAAACTTTTTAGGAGAAGGAGATGGGCTGACTTACAACATGCAATTCACGATCCTAATTATGTTGATAATTCTATTTTAGATAAAGATGCAGACAAATGGTTGGTTCGTTTAAATAGTTATCAATATCCATTAGAAAGAAGCCCTCAAGAAATGGAACGAAGGTATGTTGCAAATAAAAAAAGAGAGAAAAAATATGAGAAATAAAGAAGAATTTGATGAACTTTGTCTTAAAGCATGGGAAGAAACAAAAGAACGAATAAAAGATTCTGCTCCAGAAGATTTTAAACGATTAAACAAAATGTCCTACAAATTATTTAAGCAAGGTTTATGGCACGGTTGGAACTCTGGATCACGAAGTGTGGTAAATGAATTAATAAGGGAAGGTGTGTTAAAAGTTCCCAAAGAGGTTGAAGTTTTTCAATGAGCATAGCACCGTGGTCATTTAGTAGAATAAAAAGCTTTGAGCAATGCCCGAAGCAGTTCTACCATATGAAGATAGCCAAGGATTACAAAGAACCATACACCGAAGCTATGCGTTATGGAACAGAGGCCCACCTCGTTGCTGAAGAATTTATACGTGATGGAAAACCCGTGCCTGATAAGTTTGCTTACATGAGAGGCCCCCTGGAGTCCCTACGTAACAGACGTGGTAACAAGTTAACAGAAATACGTATGGGTTTGACATCAGATTTAGAACCTTGTGGATTTAGAGATGAGAACGTGTGGTGGCGTGGTATCGCTGATCTTGTTATTATGGATGGAGCAAAGGCATGGGTGGTAGACTATAAAACAAGCAAGTCTGCTAAATATGCAGATAAAGGTCAGCTTGAGTTAATGGCTATGGCGACCTTCAAACATTTCCCAGAAGTAACACAAGTTAATGCAGGGTTGATGTTTGTTATAGCTAAAAAGTTTGTTAAAGAGAAATATACAGATGACATGCTACCTGCTTTGTGGGATAAATGGTTAGCGAGTTACAAACAGATGGAGATTGCATACGAAGAGGATGTTTGGAACGCAAGACCAAGTGGACTGTGCAGAAAACACTGTGCAGTAATCGAATGTGTATACAATGGGAGTAATTGATGCCATATACAAAATCACCTAGACCATACAAACGTGAATATCAACTACAAAAAAGACGTGGGGAAAATCCAGAAAGAGCAGAGCGACAACGTGCTAGACGTGCCTATGATAAAAAAGGCATCAACCGCAGAGGTAAAGACATATCACACAATAAGATGTTAAGCAAAGGTGGGTCTAACAAGGACGGTACGAGATTAGAAAGCCCTTCAAAGAACCGTGCAAGAAACGGACAAAAAAAGAAAGGTAAGAAATGAAAAAGAAAGACCCAAAAACAGGAACAGGTAAAAAACCGAAGGGGTCAGGGCGTAGGCTATATACAGACGAGAACCCTAAAGATACTGTTCCTATTAAGTTTGCTACCGTTGCTGATGCTAGAGCTACAGCCAACAAGGTTAAAAAAATTAATAAACCTTTTGCTAGGAAGATACAGATACTTACCGTGGTAGAACAAAGAGCCAAAGTAGCAGGTAAACCAGAACAAGCCGCAATCGCTCGTAGAGCAAAAGAACAACTAAGAGCAAAACATAAAAAGAAATAGATAACTTGGGAGAGTTAAATGGAAATAATAAACGACAAGGCGTTGTTGTTACGTCTACGTGACCCTGATAAAGTAACGAGTGTTATACCCAAAAGTAAAGACGTTGGAGATAACAGGGTCGTTGTGCATTGGGGGTTGCAAGAAGCAGTGAGCCTCAACTTGCTTGACATAAAAGCTCCGTCACCCATAGAAAAACTGTATCAATGGACAGGTAAGCACAAACCGTTCAAGCACCAAATAGCAACAGCATCTTTTCTTACATTAAATAAGAAAGCGTTTTGTTTTAATGAACAAGGCACAGGTAAGACAGCAAGTGCTATTTGGGCATCAGATTATTTACTTAAACACAAAATCATAAACCGTGTATTAGTTATCTGCCCGCTCTCGATTATGGATAGTGCATGGCGTGATGACTTGTTTACATTTGCTACACACAGGACAGTATCTGTAGCACATGGTGCATCACAAAAGAGAAAGAAGATAGTCAACGAGGGTTCTGAATATGTTATAATAAACTATGATGGTGTAGCCATAGTGTTAGATGAAATACGAAAAGGCGGATTTGACCTTATTATTGTAGACGAGGCAACGCACTATAAGAACGCACAAACTACACGTTGGAAAACATTGAGACAGTTAATAGGTGAAAGTACGTGGCTGTGGATGATGACAGGAACTCCCGCAGCGCAAAATCCTACAGATGCTTACGGGCTTGCAAAACTTGTAAACCCTAATGGAGTGCCAAGATTTTTTGGGTCCTTCAAAGACCAACTTATGTATAAAGTATCACAGTTTACATGGAAAGTCCGAGAATCTGCTACAGACACTGTTTACAGGGCGTTACAACCTGCAATACGATTTACAAAAGAAGAATGTCTTGATCTCCCCGAAATGGTATTTACCAAACGTGCTGTGGAAATGACCGCACAACAAAAGAAATACTACAAACAACTCAAAGATCAAATGGTCATGGACATAACAGGCGAACAAGTTACCGCCATGAATGCAGCAGTGAGCCTTAACAAGTTATTACAAATATCTGCGGGTGCTGTATACACGGATGGAGGTGATGCACTAGAGTTTGATATTAGACACCGATACAAAGTTTTGCGGGAAGTCATTGATGAATCAAGTCAAAAGATATTAATATTTGTACCATTCAAGCACGTCATTGATATATTGACAGACAAGCTAAGAGGTGAAGGCATAACCACAGAAATTATACGTGGTGATGTTCCTGCACATAAAAGGACAAGTATATTTAAAGCTTTTCAAGAGTCCGTAGACCCGAAAGTTCTAGTGATACAACCACAAGCTGCGTCGCACGGTGTCACGTTAACAGCCGCTAACACAGTGGTGTGGTGGGGGCCTACAAGTTCATTAGAGACATACGACCAAGCGAATGCAAGGGTACATAGATCAGGGCAGAAGCATAAATCTACGGTAATACAACTACAAGGCTCTGCCGCAGAAAAACACGTTTATAGACTATTAGATAAAAGAATAAACGTACACGCAAAACTTACAGATTTATACAAAGAAATACTTGACTAACGTATTATTAGTTATTATATGTAACTATACGATAGTTGAGAGGGAGAATTAAATGAGTGATATAACACCAGATAAGCTGACAAAAGCTTACATAAATATAAGAGCAGAACGGTCTGCGCTTTCCGCAGACTATAAAGAAAAAGATGGGGAGTTAGCAAGGCAACTTGACCGTCTTAAACAGGCTATGCTTGACCATTGTGAACGCCACAATGCGGAAAGTGTTAGAACTTCAGAAGGATTGTTTTTTAGGTCTAAGAGAACAAAGTATTGGGTAAAAGATTGGGATGCCATGCACAACTTTATAAAAGAGCATGATGTTCCAGAACTACTTGATAAGCGTATAAACCAGACCAATACAAGACAATTCTTAGAAGAAAACCCTACCCTAATTCCAGACGGTTTAGATACTGAAACGGAATTAGTAATTTCTGTGAGGAAAAAATGAATGAACCTTTTGTGTCAATAGAAGATGTAGCCAAACATTTTAGTGTGTCTATATCGACTGTGCGTTCTTGGGTGCGTCAAAAACGTATTCCTGAAAACACCTATATTAAAATAGGTAACACTCAGCGATTTCGTATTAGAGACGTAGCCGATGCACTAACTAATGCTAAAAAAGAAACAATACATGTGATTGATTCGATCAAGAATATGCACAAAATCAACGACGATCTAGACTTCAACGATCTAGACGAAGATATATAAATAGGAAGTGGAGAAGCGAATATGGAAACATATATAATAAAAAATGTAGAGGCTTTATGGCCTAAAATTAATACTACCTATCACTTTGATAGTAAGGTAAACAAGTCAATGCCCTGCGGTGCATTAGACGACGGTGCAGAATATTCTATACAATTTCGTATGAACGATGCGACTGCAAAAGCTTTGTATATAGCTATGGCTAAGTCTTACCAAGCAAACAGGAAAGACAAATGGGCAGAAAAACTAGAGCGTCCGTTTGTTAAAGACGATGACGGTATGTTTACCCACAAGGCTAACTTGAAGGGTGCATACAGCAACAACAAAACAACTAAGCCTTTACAGGTTGATGCACAAAATACGAAGTTACCAGATGACTTCTTGCTTACAACAGGTAGTACAGTAAATATTGCTGTAACATTTAACCCTTATGATTTTGGGGGTAAACAGAATGTAAACCTACGTTTGAAAGCCGTGCAAGTTGTTAAGTACGTACCTATGGAAGATAGAAATCCTTTTGAATCTGTCGAAGGATTTACTATAGGAGATGACCCAAACCCTTTTATTGAAGAACCAAAAGAAGAGGTTGTCGAAGAGCCAAAGAAGGTCGTTAAAAAATCATCTCCTCCACCCAAAGATGACGATGACGGGCTGAGTGATATTGTTGATAATTGGGACGACTAATTATAATATCATTCCACTACGGCAGAAATCATGTACCTCTGCCGTAGTGTCTTTAAATATGGGTGGAGATTATGGAAGCAAAAACATTTTTAGAAAATGTATTGGGGAGTGACGGTTATTACAGCGTATTAGCATTAAATGCCAATAAACGGATACAAAAAATATATAACTCTGTTGAGGCTGTATTACACGAAACAAATACCCTAGATACACAAGGATTTAATACTTTTTATGGGTTGGCTACTTTAGAAGATGGTAGCAGTCGTAAAAGTGAAAACGTAAAACATCTTAAGTCATTCTTTTTAGATTTAGACTGTGGAGAGGGTAAAGACTACCCAAACCAAACAGAAGCGATCAACGCTCTACGCGTATTTGTAAAGACGTTATCTTTACCTAAACCTGTTATGGTGAGTTCTGGATATGGAGTGCATGTCTATTGGATGTTAGAAGATACCGTGCATCCTGACGAGTGGATTCCCGTAGCAATGCGCCTTAAGAAACTGTGTGTAGAGCATGGGTTGAGGGCCGATCCTGCGGTTACGGCTGACACGGCTAGAGTATTACGTGTGCCAGGGACCCACAACCATAAGGGTGACACACCTAAACAAGTTAAGGTGTTAGGTATAGAACCACCAACACTCGTGAACTTTGAAGGTTTTAAAGAATTGTTGGGCGGAGGTATAACACCTGTACCTGTAAAGGTAGGTTCTTTTAAGAGTGCGATAAGAGAACATGAGAGAGAAAATTCTCAGTACAGTTTTAAAACTATAATAATTAAGACTAAAGAAGGCACAGGATGCGACCAGATTAAATACATACTGCAGAATAAAAAGAGTATTAGTGAACCGCTATGGAGAGGAGGTATATCCGTAGCAAACGAATGTAAGGACTCCGTTAAAGCTATAAAAATTATATCTGAAGGACATGAAGGGTATTCAGAAGAAGCAACGCAAAGAAAAGCAGACGGTATAGCAGGGGATTACAAATGCACAACATTTGATGAACTTAACCCTGGAGTTTGTGAGGGTTGTTACAATTTTCGTAAAATAGAGCGTCCGTTAGTTTTAGGTAAAGAGATAAAGAAAGCACCTCTAGAACATAATGAGATACCTAAATACCCAGAGCCTTACTTCAGAGGTGTAAATGGTGGGGTGTATGTAAGATTTCGTAATGCAGATGGCGATCCAGAGGATAAACTTATATATCATAACGACTTATATGTTATTAAACGTATACGTGATGTGGAGATTGGAGAAGCTATTGTAATGAAGCTCCACTTGCCAAGAGATGGGGTAAGAGAGTTTACAGTACCATTAACTTCTGTAACATCAAAAGAAGAATTAAGAAAACAACTATCTATGCAGGGCATAGCAGTAACAAGAATGGATGAACTTATGCAATATACAACGACGTGGGTAAATGAACTACAGATGCAAAGCGAAGCTGATGAAGCACGAAGGCAGTTTGGTTGGACAGATGATGAATTTAGTGGGTTTGTTCTTGGTAATGAAGAGGTTCGAAAAGACGAAATAAAATTTAACCCTCCTGCTACACCAACATTACCATTGTTTCATTTGTTTAAACCTAAAGGTACATTAGAGGGTTGGAAGGATGCGGCTAATTTTTACAACCGTGACACCTTTGAACTGCATCAATTTATAGTCGGTACGTCTTTTGGTTCTCCACTTATGGCTTTAGCTCCTATAAACTGCGCAGGGTTGCATCTGCAAGGTATTACAGGTGTGGGTAAAACAACTGCTATGAAAGCAGGTTTAGCTATATGGGGAAACCCATCCGAATTAATTTTAGAAGAAGAGGATACAAAGGCTTTTAGTATGAACAGGGGGGAATTATACCATAGTCTACCTTTTTATTTAGATGAAATTACAAATATGTCAGGTAAAGAAATGTCTGTTTTGGCTTATCAAATTACAGGTGGTAAACAGCGTGGGCGTATGTCAGCAAACAGTAATGTAGAACGGGCTAGGGGTAAACCTTGGAAATTAATTTGTATTACATCAGGCAATACAAGCATGATAGAAAAAATAAGTTTATATAAAGCAATACCTAAAGCAGAGGCACAAAGAGTATTGGAGTGTAGAGTGGCAGGAAAAGTTTTTGATACTAAAAAAGAAACTGATGACCTTTTAGCCGCTATAGATAATAACTACGGTCATGCAGGTAAAATATATATACAACATGTTATGAATAATTTAGACGAAATTAAAAAACTTCTTATAGATGTGCAGACAAAAGTTGATAAAGCCGCAGGATTAAAAGCTGAAAATAGGTTTTGGTCTATACTTGTTTCTTGTACGCTAACAGGAATATTACTGGCAAACCGATTGGGACTTATTAATTACGATACAAAGAAAGTATTTGCGTGGGCAATAGGTTTATTAAAAACTAACAAAAACCAAGTTGAAGATATGAGCATGTCTGTAGAAGAAACTCTTAATAACTACATACACGAACATTGGAGCAACGTGCTATGGATAAAAAGCACAGATGATTTACGTAAGCAAGATGGTGAGGTCGATGACGATGTTTCGGACCTTATTATACCTGAAGCTAACGCTAGAATTAAATTTATTGCACGATATGAGACAGATTTAAAACGTGCGTATCTTATTCCCAAACCATTAAAGACTTGGTGCGGAGAACAACAGATAAATTATAGTTCATTTGTGCATGACCTCAAAACGAAGTTAGGGGCTAAAAGAGCAAAAGTAAGATTAAGTAAAGGCACAAAGTTGCAACTTCCCGCAACAGATGTACTAGTAGTGGATTGTTCTATAGAAAATGAGACTAAGACAAGGAATACTGAGGACTTATGATCTTTGCCCTGACGGAGTGCGGGTTATAGTAAACTGGGAACGTATGGTAACAGGTTCTTCTGTGTTCATCCAATGTATCAACACCCAGGCGGCACTACATAGCTTGGTAAAGATAGCAAGAGATAGGAAATGGGAAATAAAAACAGAAATTCGTATAGAAAATAACAAATTGGGGGTTCGCATGTGGAGAATTGTGTGATATGGGTGACGAGACAGATACATTTCTGTCACTCTCCCTCCCATACTAGACCGCCTTCGGGCGGTCTTTTTTAAAACCTTTTTGAGTTGAACCCCATATAAGCACCAACAATTCCTGCGCCACTGAGATAAAATAAATTTGAAATATCCGACAAAGCATTTACTCTTTCGACAGGTACAAAAAACATTGCTGCTGTGAAAACTCCCATAGACATCAGGGTGTATCTTGCCATTCTAAGTTGTGCAAGTTGTCTTCTTAAAGCCGCCTTGTCTTCGTTCTTAAAATCTTCTTCTGTTTTATTTTCTTCTTTCATGTAAAAATTTTTTAATCTTCTTGGTAAGGAGAAACAAAAGCATCTATGGTAGACATTATTATGTTTGGAGGAGGTCCCCAATCTGCTCCGCTAAGTTGTAACCTACGTTTTGTAGCTTCGTTAAGTATAGCCCCATGATGTGCGTCCGCAGATATTTTAAAACTATTTATTAAAGACCTTTCAATGCCATCATAGTCTATTGCAAATTCAGGATATTTTTTATTATATTTTGTAATTTCTTTAAATATTTCAGGTAATTCATCTTGTTGTTGAAATCTTATCGCAGCAAATATTTTTCTATACAGACTGGTCCGTTTAGTTCTAATAGCCTTATCTATTTTTTTAAGTTGAGCATTTTCTTGTATTTGTCTAGAGTAATTAGAAGATGAAAAACCTAAAAACTGGGCAAGCACTCCCCCTGCACTAATATCTTCTACAATCTTATCCCCTCTTCTTGTTATAGCCGTGCCGTCACCAAAATCAGAAAAACGATATGCTTTAAGGGCATTCCTTATAGCAGCGGGCAACATAGCCTCAAGACCTCTCATTTTAGCTCCTTCTTGAAAAAATAACTCGTTAGCCCCCCGAACAAAGCTATCAGATATACCCATGACAGGTCCCCCTACTGCCATAAATGCTTGATATATTAATGGATTTTCACTTTGGTATATGTTCTTTCGGAAAAGTAAATTAGATAATCCAATACGTGTTGACACGTCAATACCAAGCAATGCGTTAGGTAAACCTCCGTACATACCTTCCTTTACATATTTACGAACAGTTGTTTCAAAATCATCCTCATCGTCGTCCTTAAAAAACGTATTCATAAAAGTAGCAAGTGTGCCAAATAATGGTACTCCTTGAACACCTGCTAATAACGCTGCAGAACCATAAGTCCCCGCAAGTTTCATTCTTGCAGAACGTCTTACCTCTTTACTTGCTCCTCTAAGAGCGTCATCTAAATTTTTACCAAGTATATACATCATGGATATACCAAATCGTTTAAATAAAAATGCTACTTTACCAATGCCCTTTTGTGCAAATCTTGGAGCAGTTGTGGCTATGTTGCCACCATGAGTAAGTTCGGTTAAATACAAAGCTTTATCTGCAGAGTCTCGAATCATTTTGTTTGTAATTTTATCTTTTGCGTAGGCTTCTCCTAATTTAGCAGGGTCAATTTTTAATTTTTTTGCTAATTCTAATTCAAAAGCAGTCATCAATGTAACTTGTCTGTTATATCTTTCTGCATGATGAAATACAAACCCACTAATTTTGTTTATAAGTTCAAAGGGAATATATCCTCCTTCAGGGGGGCTTTCATAATCTAAAATATCTCCTGTTATACTTCTGTTTAAAGCCCCATTCTCTCTCCAATATTGCACAGCTACTCCAAGATGAGCTATGTCTTTGTTTTCTTTTGCAGAATAGTCTATATTATCTATAGAAAAACCACCTTCAACTTCTTTATCTTGATATTTTCCATCAGGACCCATTACAGTCACGGTTCTTTTAGAACCTATGCTGCGAGTAAAAACTCTACTAGCTCTCCCTAAACTAGTGGTTACTCGCCCAACACCTCCATAATCAGGAGCAAATTGTGGCACTACAACTAATGGTATCTGTGATAAGTTTACTACGGCAGAAGACACGTTTGCACCTAATGTAAAAGCAAAACCTGTGCTTGTAGCTACTTTTGCCCAATTTTGAACATATGGGTCTTGCATAAATTTAGCTCGTAGAGCCAATTCATCTCGTAGAATATAAATATTTTCGCTAACTCTAGCGTCACTCGCACCTTTTGGTATGGTTTCTTTTATATGTTTTTCTATTCTATCTACTACCTTTTGCACGTCTGCGGCATATTTTATTTGAGTGTATTGGCGAGCCATAGATTTAGCTTTATCTCTGAACCCTGCTATACCTGCTTCTACTACAGTGGCTTCTTTTACTTTTTGTAGTTTAGATAATGGAGTTGTATCATTAATAAACCCTCTAACACCTTCTCTAGAGCGGAAAGCTTGTAGTACAGATTGTTCTGGTAAAGCGTCTAAAAACATCTCAATTAATTTATCTTGCACGTCTGTTTCTACGCCTTCTTTTTTTAACATTTTTAAAACGTCGTTTACAAAAGACCCAGACGGAGCCTTTCTGTACGCATCACCTATTGTTTTACGTTCAAAGTTTTCTGTTTTAATACCATTAGCTTCTAACAATTTAGCAGCTTTAGCTCGTTCTGCAGCACTTTCAAATAAATGCACAAACCGTTCATTTTTGTTGTCAGATAGTGGGTCTTTACCACTGTAAGATAGCCAGTAAGAACCTTTCCGTTGTAAAGAAAAATACGGGTCAATTATACCGCTTTCTTCTATTAATTTTTTATATATTTGACTTACTTTCTTTTTAACGGCCTCACCGTTTTTACCCACCTCATCTTTAACTCTATTGAGAAATAAGTCTTTTATTCTATTAAAACCTTCAGTGTTAATATTTTTCATTATGTTGTAAATATCTTGACCTTTAGATTTTTCTATAGAATCCCAATCTTTTTGCATGTCATCCCACACCTGCAACTTTTCTTTAGAATTTTTAACTTTATTAGTTGGGGTGCTTATATAATTTTGTCTGGGTTTACTTGGGTCCACTTGATTTAAAGTTGCTTTTGCTTGCAACCGTAAAATTTTAACCATGTCTTCTTTGTTAGTTCGACCCCATTTTGTTATATCTTTTATGGTTTGGTCTAGACCACTTGTTATAGTGTCATATTCACCTGTTTGTTTTCTTGCTATTTTATTTAATTCATTAGCTAGATTAACACCTTTCCTAGTAAAATATTTTTTTACCATTCTTGTATCAGCAAGCATATTTAATGCCCACAAACCTAACCACCCAGATTTAACTTTACTCGGTACTCGTTGAGCCATTAAATTGTCTAATATACTACTGGATTGTTCAGCGGTAATTTCTATTAATTCTGGCGAAGCATCATCAAATTCTTTTTTAGCTTTTTTGGGAGAAGCCATATAAAACTCTCCTGCATCTCTAAACTTTGGCGCAGGGGCTAGTAAGCTATTAATGAGTCTATCAGTTTTATATTCAGTCCAAGGTATTGTTGGTTTGTTAGATATTTGCGCAGTGCGACCAAGAACTCTTAACAAGTTATCAATTATATGTTTAATTCTATCAAGCGCCGTTCTTATAACAGATTCTTTTTGGTCTATGACCTGTGCAACTTTTGCTTGAAAATCTGGGTTACTAAATATTTCAGATACAAACTCATCTAAAGAAGTTGTGCCATATTCAGAATCTATGTTCTTTTTTATATAATTATATTGTTTAGTAAGTGCTTTTGTTGTTTGACTTGATTTGTTTTTTAACTGTGCCGATACAGCAGCATGTGTCATTTCATGCAATATGGTATGAGTATTAAGACCGTAGTTTGCGTTTAATTTTATAGTATTTGTTTTAGGGTCAAACGACCCCGCAGCATCTAAATTTTTAACAATTTGAAATTTAGTAGTGCCAACCACAGTGGCTAATGTTTCTGCGATCCTAGCTACTCTTTCGTTTTTATTTGTAGCTCCTATAGCGAGTAATGTATTTTTTAAATTGCCTGAAGATAAAGCTCTTAACACCATGTTATGTAACGGTATATCGATACCAGTTATCTCGTCTATTGGTAGGTCTAATTCTTGTTTCCTTGCTGCTTCTATCGCTGCATCATCATATTCTGTTGCTATTTGTTCTGCATCTTCCGCAGCTTGTATATCTGCTCTATCCCTCTTTACTACACCTCTTGTAATTATTCTATTACCTGCTTTAGCAGACTGTACTGCACCTTCAAACCAAGTTTGTACTTCCTTACTAAGATTTTTGTTAACCCACTCTTGTACTTGTTTTCCTAAGTTAGAACCCGTGCCTTTATATATCTCAAGCTCAAGATCACCGTAAAGTGGTACACCATTCTTAGTGGTGTTTATTGTTGGAGGGCTAAGAGCTATATCTTGCGCAGCCGATAGTAATCTCTCTAACACAGAAGGAGTTCTGCTAAAAAACTCTTGTACTTTTTTCTCGTAGTTTACATCAGACTTTTTCTTTGGGTCTTTAGATGGAACACGTTCAGGTAATTTTTTTCCTATAAGTTGAGTAACTTTATCTATATCTTTTGCGGTTAATGGGTCAGCTTCTAGTGTTTCAGCTTCTTTCTTTTCAAACTCTAATTGTTTTTTAGTTTCATTAAGATTTTGTTTTAACGTTTTTATACGTCTAAGGTCTAATTGAGCTTCATCTTTTTGACGTTCTGTTAAATTTTTACCTTCAGTTTGTTTTTTTGCTATTTCTTTTTCTTGAACTTCTATGTTTTTATTAAGTGTATTTATTTTATTTTGTAGAAGTCTAGACTTTTGCACAGGAGTACCTAAACCCTCCATATCGTCCCCATACTTACGAGTAAAATCTTTTAATGTTTTTATCCTAGGAGTTGTTTCAGGAGTATTGAAGAATTGCGCTGTACGAGCAATAATGCTATCTGCTTTTTGTCTTGTTTTTCTTTCTTTAATACGTGCATCTATAGCACCCACTTCAACACCCTCTACCGCACTTATAATTTTACTTGATAATTTAGCAGTGTCGTCACCGCCTTTTAATTTTTTAGTTGTCTCTGTACGGGCATCGACTTCTTGAACACTTTCTGCTAACGGGACAGGTTTTCCTTTTGTAATTATTTTTTTCTTACCTTTTACGACTGCAGGTACTACTTTTGTTTCTTTGAGCAAAGATTTTAAAGGCTTCGGGTAAACAGAAGTTACGGCGGGTTCTTTTTTCTCCGTAGGTTTTTTCTGGTCAAGATTATAGAAAGAACGAACTTCATCTATTAAATCTTGTCGAGCTTTTGTTTCTTCTTCAAGGGTTGCATCCATTCTTCCAGAGGCAAGATATCCTGGTTGGCTTTGATTAAAATCTTCTGGAGTTTTTATTTCTTCATCTCTTATTCTATTTGTTATAGTAGACTCCATTCTTAAATTAAAATCTACAGCCCCAGTTCTAGGAGTTTTTAAAACTCTACCTTTAAGGTTAGAAACGTCAACAAGCACTTCTTGTTGTTCTTTGATTAAGTTCTTTGCACGATCTACAGGATTTTTTACTTCGCTACTAGATGGTGTGGCTTTCCCTATACCAAGCTCTTTAACTTTTTTATTGTGTTTTTGTTCTAAACTATCTGAGAGTGCAGGCATATAGGCTTTAATATCTTTTCTTGGAACATCATACCTAATTACTCTTTGAAAATCGCCGACTCTATTTTTTGTAGCCTCCATAGTGGATTGTGTTGCTAGTTTAACAAAAGCGGCACTTCCTTTAGGAGTCAAAGAAGCAGAGACAAGCTTTTCTTGTTTAGGTTTTGTTTTTTTGTCGTATGCAATAAATCTATATACAGGTATTGTATCTCCTTCAGGTAAACCTGTTACAGCACGTTTAGATAATTCAGGACTTTCTTCTATTTTTTTAACTACAGTGTCTCTACCTGTTCTTTCATCGTTAACATAAGCTACTACTGTTTCTTCTGGCGATAACGTATCTGTGTTTAATGCACTGTCGTCTCCGACTTCTCTATCATCAACTCCTCCAGTAACTGACTTATCTTCTTCCACTCCTTCGGTTTCAGATGCTCTAATTCTTTTGGGATCAACAAGTTCTTCTTCGGTCTCCTCGACAACATCACTCTTTGTATCATCTTGAACGCCAACTCTAGCTCCTGCTGTGTCAATAATTGCATTTTTCTCTCCTACTGGTATTGTTGTTACACCTTCTTCTGTTGTGTACGCAAGTAATTCTTTTTCTGCTTTAGCTTTTGCACCTTCTGCTTTAATTTGTTCTTTTCGTACTCTTTCTAACTCTGTTGTTAAATCTGTTACATCTTTTGCAAGACTATCTTCATCTGTTTTGCCCTCTATAGGGTCATCTGGAAAAAACATTTTATCAATAGCAGCTTCGTCTCTTTCCCTCATTCTTTTTTGAGTTACATCTATTGGTTCTGTTTCAGGAGTAATAATACCCGTGAATTTTTGTAACTCATCAGCTAATTCTTTGTCAGCTTTTCTTTTTTGTTTTTCTAATCTTCTTAACTCGTTGCTCTCTAATTCATCTACAGTTCTCTCGTCATCTCCAATAGTTGCATCGCCTTGAAGTATATTAGTAGCACCTCTTACTGTACCACCTACAAGTGCCGCTGCCCTACCCGCTTCTACATACTCACTTATAGCTTCATCACTAAATAAATCTAACCCCGCCTGCGCTCTTTCAATTACTTGTTGCCCTATTTCTGTAGGAACTTCTGCTACTGCACCTACACCTACACCTTTAACTGCCCTAGTAAATAAACCCCCACCCCGTAACATTTTAGGAGTAATAAACTTACCAAACAATAATTTGTCAGCTATACCTTCTAAAGCTGCTTGCGGTATAGATGAGAAAAACGCCGCACCTTCGTTTACTTCTGTTCTAAGTCCTTGATCTATAGCTTCTTTTTGTCGTTCTCTATTAAGACCATAAAAAAGAGGAATTTGTGTAAGTGCGGCTGCCCCCGCTGCTATAATAAAGGCAGGTACTGCACCGACTACGGCTGCAGGTGCGGCTAATGCTGCTATTCCTAGCCCCGCTGCACCGATAGCAAGTTGAGGAGCTTGTTCTCCAAGCACTTGTGCATAATAACCTAAAGCCCCTTCACCTCTAGCTCTACTTTGAGCCTCTAACCTGTTACGCTCTGCAACCTCTGCGCCATATTCTTCTAGCCCCTCTGCACCTGTAATTCTTCCAATGCCTTCAAGAGTAGAACCTGTAGCTTGTTGTATTACGTCAATACCAGATTTAACTCCTCCAACAAAAGCGCTATCGTCTTGTTGTTGTGCTACTCCTAATTCTTCTAATATAGATTGTTTTAAAGCTTCTCTATCTTCAAGATCAGTGGTTAAAGGAGTATCTACTTCAGGAGTTGTAGTTGAAGGAATAAGTTGTTGTTCTGCAAGTATGCCTTGTAAAGCCCCTATTATTTGAGACTCACTAGCTCCTCTAGGTCCTTTAAGCCTGTATATTTGTCCATCAGGACCTTGAACTCTATATATTTGTTCAGACACATTTAACCCCTAGCGAGATGGAAGAAGAGTAAAACCGCCGAAGCTACCACCGTATTTAATTCCACCCAATGCTGCAAGTTTACTATCTATTTGCGCTAGTAACGCATCATTCTCGTCTTTAAGCTTTTTCATATAATCTAGAGCTTTCTTTCTAACATCTCTTTTATTCATTATAGCATCTGCTTTTCTTTCCTTATCAAACGAGGTAGTGTCGCTCATAAAAGATATTTCTTGTTCAAGCTTTGCAAGAGTCTCTCCCATAGTTTTCTCAAGTCTAGCAATATTAGCAGCTGTTTGTGCTTTTGCGCTTGATTTTAAAGTAACCAAAGTATTAAAATCATTAGAACGGTTTAACTCTCGTCTAAGTTTTGTGTTTGCGTCTATCTGCAATAGTGTTGCTTGAAACGTTTGATTTACTATGTCAGCTTTTAATTTGTTATCAACATTCTTTAAACCTATTTCTACGAAAGTCTTAAAATTTGTCGCCGCATTTGCTAAATCTGCATCTATATCTTTCCAATCTGCTGCTATAAACAATTTAGCATTATTATTTATTTGCCCTAATACATCTTTGTTTAATCCTACGCTCATTCCTGCAGCTTGGAATTTTTTATTTACCTCGTCTCGATACCTTTCCGCACCTGCTTGAAATACTTCTTTTCGTATACCCATAGCATCACGTACCGCTTGGTTATTTAAATTAAAATACTGTTGGCTTAACCCTCTTTCAACTTCGCCCCTCGCTGCTTTTGAAGTTTCTTCTTTTCCCTCTTGTCTTGATAAAGCTCTAATACCTCCACCAATTCCACCTAAAGCGCCTCCAGTTATTAAAGCATTAAGTCGTCTTTTTCTTTCCTCTTCAGGAGAATACATACGAGCGGATTCAGCTTGGTAATCAGTTAAATTTTTTAGTATTCTAGCTCTTTCTCCCGCCATTAACTCTTGTTCACTAGGAGACATACCAATATATTTTTGAGCCTCTTCCATGTAACTTTTTCTAAATGCGTCTTCGTCTCTCCCCATTTGCGCCTCAAGAAAAGCGCCAACGCCCCCTTCTCCTAATATCTTTCGTGCCTCATCCTTACCGATAATGTTACCGATTAAAGCTGTAGAATAGTCAGTGCCTTCAGGGCGTTTAAATTCTGGGACATCTATTTTATCTTCAGTTACAGTCTGCCGTAGCATAGCTTGTTTTGCGTTATATTTGTCTATCAAAGATTGTTTTGCTATTTCTATAGGATTACCTTTAGTTAAGCCAGGATTATTGGCGGCATTAAGTCTTGCTATTTCAGCTTGAATCTCTTCTGCTGTAAATTCTGGTACAGAGCTACCTGTTTGAAATTTTGGCATTATACCGCCCGATTTAGCGGCTAGTGTAGTACCTTGTAGAGTTCCAAGACCTTGTTTTTTAGTTGCAGGTCTAGACATAGCCGCAGGTATACCCATAGGTCGTCTTGCGGCATTGGTTGCAAGTTTGTTCATCGCTGCTTTTTTTCGCTTGTTCATATTTGCATACGCACCGCCAATTTGACTTGCCATCTCTTGTGTTTTTGTGCCAACAACAGTTTGTGCTAGTTTATCTTTAACTGTCATGTTAGCTTCAGGATTCATGTTTGCTTGTTTTATTGCTAAATCTCTTGATATTGCATCTTGTTCACTTTTAATTTGTTGGAGCGCCAAAAGATCAAGTAACTCCCTAGACATCTGATACCGTTCTTGTAACTTTTTTGGATTACTTTTGTATGTTCGCACCCTATCAGAAACTTCTTTATTAAGATCAACTCCCATAGTCCTTTGAGCCGTAATAGGATTAGATAAATTTTCTGCTATGCCTGCCATTTACCCACCTCCACTAGTTGGACTAAATAAATTCAATAATTCAGTAATAGTTTTCGCTGCTCCAAGTCCTGATTGATAAGCAGAAGGTTGTGAATAACTATAACTTTCTGTGGCAATAGGTAATCCTTGTAACAATGATTGCGCATATTGTAGCTGCTTATACGGATAATCACGTTCTTCTTCAAACTGTAACTTGTCAGCAGTTATACCCTCAGACTCTATACCTCTTTGCACACCGCCCGCTCCTAACTGCGCTGCTAAAGCATCTAATCCAAATCTATCTCTCCTTGTGCTTGCGTCTAACCCTCTATCTTGCTGTACGTTAAATTGATCCACCGCTCTATCATAAGCATCCCTGTACCCCGTGCCTGTAATGCCCGCTAGGTTACGTAATAAAGCTTCTTGATTTGCTGCCTCCATCACAGCTTGGCGACCTCCGCCAAAAGACCCCGCCTGCATTAATCGGCTTGCAGTTCTTTGTCTTTCTAGATCAGATTGCCGTCTTGCCTCCTCTAGTTGAGGATTTAATGCAGCCATAAGGTAAGGGTTCATAAGTCCTTGTGCTGCTGTAGCCGTAAGCTCTTCAGGTGCATATGTTCCCATTGTATCTGTTGGTATAGTTAAACCCGCAAGTCCGCCAAAAGCTGTTTCCTGTAAACCCGAAGCGCCTGCGGTCAAAGGGCCTGTATAAGCTTCATAAGGAGTATCAGCAAGTGCTGCTCCTTTACCCAACATATCTGTAACATAAGGACCAACGTAAGGAGACAGCGAGGATTCAACTCCTGTTCTAGTCCCTACAGCGGGATCATCAATATCAGCAAGATCAGCTATTGGGTTTGTTTCTTCAACCATATCTATCTCCTATGCGGGTAGTAACTTGTTAGGGTCTATCTCTTTACCCTGCTTACCGTTTCCAGTACGTGCTTTGCGTATACGCTCCATCATTTTATCTAATATCTTAGCCCCTGCATCTGAATTACCGTTACCCAAATGACTTACAACATCTGCAGGAATTACATATTCCCCACCACTTAAAGCAGCGGGTTGTGTTTTGTCTATTGTTGCGGGTATTTTATCTGCCATACCATCACTGGACGACCTCAAGTATCGCCCTTTTGCAAGCCCTGCTAAACCACCTGTTGCCATAGTTTGAGTTTCTTCTACAGGAAATTCGTCTGCCATTGTGTATGTTGGCACAGGTAGTAAATTAGCTACTCCAGAAGCAGGTAAAGTTACTTTTGGACCTGTAAGTGACGGTATTGCTATTTTATTCTCTATTTCTTCTCTTGCAGGGTTAGCCCTGTTAAGATTAGCTAGTCCATATGCTTGTTCTGCTGCATTTAATTGAACTTGAGACAATGGTGTTTGTTTATTAGGGTCAGTCTCATCTAAATTTACAAATCTAGTATCTGTAAAATATCGTTGCCCACTACTCCCTGGACGACGTGCAGGATCATATGTGCCTTGAACACGATCACGTACAACCCTGTAATTGGGGATGCTACCTTGATACCCCCTTGGACCTGTATTTCTAGCACCTGTAAGATTATCAAGAAGTCCTGTCATACCTGCAAGGCCCGTTAACGCAATAGCTTCCGATTTATTATCTTGTAAATACTTTAACGCTGTGTCTAACCAACTCATTACGCCTTACCTCCAAGTAATCTTATTAATTCGTTTGTTCGCTCATTATAGTTCATTGGTTTATTTTCTGCGAACATATTACTAAAATTATCTATATCTGTATAGTCTGAATATGGAGTAATAAACCTTTTCTCTTGTTCTGGATTAGCAAATATACTTGAAAAATCATACAAATAGTCAATATCTGCTATAAACGGTGTTTTTATTGTAGTGTCCATAGCTGTTTGCGTAGGACTTTCTTCCTCCTTTTCTTCCTCTTTTTCTTCTTCAGGCACATCTACGTTTATATTTGCATCTACTTCAACTTCTGTTTCAGCCTCAACTTCTGGTTCTACTTCAACTTCTGTTTCAGCCTCAACTTCTGGTTCTACTTCAACTTCTGTTTCAGCCTCAACTTCTGGTTCTACATCTGGTTCTACATCTGGTTCTACTTCAGCTTCTGTTTCAGCCTCAACTTCTGGTTCTACATCTGGTTCTACATCTGGTTCTACATCTGGTTCTACATCTGGTTCTACATCTGGTTCTACATCTGGTTCTACATCTAACGAACTATCTGGATCAACAGAACCTACTATAGATATTAAATCTACGGTAGAATCTATATCTGTATTAAGAGTATCAGCTAAATCTGTAATAATTTCTTCGTTTGGGTCCACAGGTGCTGTTTCTGTTGTATCTACTGCGGTATCATCAACAACATCCCCACCAGAAGTGGTTAAATATGGAGGTATTGTCAGCGTTCCTGTTGTATCTACTGCGGTATCATCAACATCTACAGGTGCTGTATCCACTGTTTCTGTTGTATCATCAACATCTACAGGTGCTGTATCCACTGTTTCTGTTGTATCATCAACATCTATAGGCGTTGTATCCACTGTTTCTGTTGTATCATCAACTATTACAGGCGCTGTCTCTGCTGTAGTAAGTAAATCTTCTAAAATAGTAGCGGTATCATCAACATCTACAGGCGTTGTATCTACTGTTTCTGTTGTATCTAATATGGTAGAAATAGCATCTGGGGGTCTTTGTATAATACCCGCTTCTTGTAAAACATTGTCTACCAATTCGGGGTCAAGACCTGCTTCAATCAAAGCATTACTTGTTAATTCTATTTCTTCCGATTTAGTAAATCCAGAATTTACAGCTGTAGTGTTCATATTTGACACTATTTGCCCAACTTCACTACTTGGCAAAGCTCCTGTGGTAGTAAATGTTGTGCCTGTAACATTAATTGGCTCAGCCATGCCTGTAGTAACAGGAGTTGTAGGCACTTCGTCATAAGTAGGTCCACCAAACGGATCAACCGCACTTGCTGTCGAAATAGCTGCAACTGCACTAGAGCCGCTTTCTAAAGCACCGTTGAGGATAGATGATATAACTGAGTCTCCGCCTTCGGCTAAATCCACGTTTTCAAGTGCTTGATTTACTATTTCTTCTTGATACCCCTCACCCAAAGCATCTACAGCAGTATCTGCTACAAAACCTGTGGCTATTTTAGCCGCTATTAGAAGTGGATTTTTACCTTTATAATCTGCTAAAGACCTACCTAAACTACCTGTAAACGCTCCACTAGCACTTTCTCCTAAAGCTGCTAAATCTTTATACCCGTTAGCTACGTGATCTGTAAGCATAACGAGTGCATTTTGGTCACTTCCCGTCGCATTACGATAGTCTTCCCACAATGGAGATTCTTGCAATGTGCCATTTTGGTAAGCCGCTAACATAGTATCTTCGATATTTTGAGCTGATTCTCCAACACCTTCAAGGTATCCTGCTAAAAGATTTATAGGTAATCCCCATTTTTTAAATATTGCTCCCGTTAAAAATTCTGTAGCTGCGTCGCCCCCTCCTTTTGCTTGTGTTCCTAAAAGTCCTTTGACAGTAGTGTCTCCCCCAGTTACAGGAGATGTTTGTTCAAACCTAATCCCAAACGGTGAATCAGGGTCGTCTACAACAGTAACATCTCCACCACCAAACATTTGTGCGTCAATAGCAGCTTTAACTTCAGGCGAAACATTATCGTCATATATGCCTTTTCCTAAAGCTATAGAAGCGCTTATAAAATCAGCAAACAATCCTTTTTTAGACGTATATAAATCTACATATTCATCTAATAGTTTTTGTTTTATTTCAGGAGAAACATCCATATTTGAAATGTCTTGCATCATGTCCATTGGGTCTACAAAAGCTCCAGTGCCATATTTTGCGAGTCGCTCTGCATAGAGATCATTTATTTTTTCTGCTAAACCTTTTGTTATATAAGGCACATTTTCCTTTAAAATCTCACTTACCAGAACCGCAGGATAAGACGTTACCATTTGACCCATCAATTTAGCGGCTTCAGGATTGTTTATTTTCCACAACGCATCTTCAAAATCTTCATTTGTAGGTCCAAGAGTATCAGGAAAATCTGGCATGGCCCCTGACGCTTCCAAAGCTTCTAATTCTAATTGTTTTTCATAAGCTATTTTTGTTTCTTCATTTGTTGGACCTACATAACCTTCTTTATCTTTATTTGGATCATTACCTGCATTTGCAGCATCTCTTAATTCTTCAGTAGCATGAGATACCCCGCTTGCGTCTAAAAATCTTGTTGCATCATCTGATATAGGCGGTTTAGTTCCATCTCCTAACGCATTAATAGCATCTATGACATCCTGTTCTCCTCCTGCAGGGGGTGTATATCCCGACTCTGGGTAAATATCACTAGGCTCATCGAATACGGGAGGCTTGTCTGATATTACTGGAGGGTCATCAGATGCAGGGGCAGTAGGGGGAACAGAAGGTGGATCACCCACAGGTTGAGAGAGAGGGGTAGTGTCAATATCAGGACCAATAATATCTCCTAGATCACCTACATTAGTTAAACCTGCTTCCTCCAAAGATTCAGCAAGGTCTTGATAAGCTTCAACATCAACAGTGGCCTCTGCTCCTGTTTCTGCTTCTGCCATAGCATCAAGAGTTTCAGCATCTACTATCATAGCAGTGCCGTCTTCACCCTCTGGAGGTTTATATGTTGCAGTTGTTACAAGTCCTCCCCCTATGGCTGCGTCTAGTGCGCTAACTGCGTCTGACCCTTGAAGTAGTTGATTGCCCCCTGTAACAAAAGTGGTTACAATACCTTCTGCTGCAGCATCAGAAAGATCGGGGTACGCCTCTTTTATTACGTTTGCTATGTCTTTTCCTATAGTCTCAAGAGCGTCACCTGCAAACGTATCTATTGCAATTCCAGTTAAATTTTTTCCTTCACCTGCGGCTTTAATAGCATTAACCACTGTGCTTGACGGAGCTTTACCTGTTGCTTCTGTTATTGAATTAATTACGGAGTTTGTTAAGGGCGCAAGCGCCCCTGAAGCAGCTAATGCTTGAAAAGCGTTTAAATTCCCGTCAGCCACACCTTTGACTATTGATGCTGCTGTTGTGTAAGGTATAGAAGCTCCACCTGTAGCAAGTGCAAGAAGTCCTTTGGCAATATTACTCTCAAGAAATTTGTTAATAAAACCTCCAAGGCCCTCACGTCTTTCACCCTCTGCGCCTTTTTCCCAATCTACAGCGTGTTCAAATTTCTTTCTGCCTGTATCTTTTTCTACCGCCTCTCCATCTTCATTTACGTAAACTTGCGCCCAAGTATCCCCAATGTCTTTAAAGACCGTACCATCTTCACTAAACCTGTAACCTTTTTTGGGTTCGCCATCTTCATCTACATACGCACTCGTGTCTGTCAAAGGAGTTAAATTTTCATTAACAACTTCTTCATAGTTATCTAAAAGTTCTTTAGCTCTATCCTCATCACGAACACCTATGTCAATCTCATTACCATCTTCATCTCTGTAATACCAATACCCGTCACTTTTTTCATAAATATCAACATCATATGGAGGAGGTGAGGGAGGTAAAGGAGGTGGAGCAATAGCGGGAGTTTGGTTTGCAGCTGCAAAAGCCTTGGTGTCAAAATTGGTAAAAGTTTTACCGTCTATAGTTACCGTATCGGTTCCACCTGTACCTACAAAATCATTAAGGTTAGATGTATTAATACCTGTGTACTGTTCTTCAGGACCATCTCCAATTTTAACACTAGTAAACGTAGGAGCAGGTGGAGCAGGAGTGGTAGGGGGGGCAGGAGTGGGGGTGGGATAACCAGTATTTGCCGCCGCTGCCATTTGCTCGGCTACTTGAGCTTCAAATGCTGCTTGTGCAGCTGCTGCTTCAGCATTCGCTTTTTCTATTGCCGCTGCTTTCGCCTCCGCCGCTGCCGCTCGCTCAGCTAGTAGACGTTCACGTTCCATATTCGCTTTTTCCGTCGCTGCTTTTGCTGCTGCTATTGCTTCGTTTATACGTTCAATTTCTTTTAACATTTCCGCTCTTGTCATTATGTTATCTCCAATATACTAGCAACGACATGGAGCCTATTAGCGGTAGCAGCGGTTACTTTTAATATTTCTGATGCCTGAACAACTAAGGGAGATGTTAGTAATTCTGTGGTAGCATTTGCACTTATAGACTTTGTTTTATACAAACTAAATACATCAGAACCACTAGTTAATGTAACAGTTATAGTGTCTGCATTACCTGAATCTTCAGATACAAGAATAGATTTAACTATGGCAGTCGTAGACGTAGAACAAGTATATAAAGTGGTTACACTTGTTGAAGTTAAATCTACTTTTGCATTTACGTATTTATTAGCCATTATCCTAAAAACCACCCTTGTGCTTCAGATTTGTTTACAATAGACGTGTCACGTAATGTATTGTCTACTTGATTAAAGTATATACGTAATAATGCGTTAAACTGACTTACATACATCTTATCATACTCGTCAGGAGGAAAAGGTAGTGCAGGTGCGCGAAAATTTATAGCATACTCTTCAGCCATCAACGCCTCCCATCAGGACGTAGATCAAGTCTAGGAGCGCCCAACTGCCATTGCACTCCTGTGGTAGTTGATTCAATCTTCAAAGACATCTGCCTGCCTCGCACTCGTGTATGCACTTGTGTTGTATAGACTTCGACAGGAGATGTAGCTGAACGTGTTATAGTGCCTGTATTAACGCCACTTGTTGACGCGGGATCGTTATAACCTGAACCTGAAGACCCTAAACCAAAGAAAGTCATTGCTACAGCAGGACTACCTGATGTGGACCCTTCAAAAGATACGTCAGGCACTACACGAGACATTAACATAAATTGATGCCCATCATCTAGATCAAACTCTGAAGATGTTACAAAAGCAGATATGGCAGCTGTGGTGCTTGTCTCATTATCATCTATACCCTCCTCGTGGTTTACAAGCACCCCATTATAAGTGGCTGCAAGTGGAAAATTACGAAGCCCTGAATCTAACCAAGCAGAACGTGCCATAGACCCATAATACCATATATTCTCTAAATAATTATATACAATGTATTTATCAATATTGGTGGCACTGCTAGAACAATAAAACCACCATATTTCATTGTATCCTTCGTTACTACCACCAAACACTTGAGTGTACTGTTCAGTATTAAAATCAGTAAAAACATGTTTACGCAAATCACATGGTAATGTTTGCACCCGCCCATCATATTTGTAAAACTTATCTTTACCCATCCAGTAGGTTGCGCCCCCTGCAGTAACCATAGCATTTTGTGAAGCTATAGATATTTTTTCACCAAGAAGTTGAGAACCCCACACACCTGAATCTATTCCTACATATTGTAAAGAATACAAAGCGGCATCAGTCCAAACAAGGATTTCTTGTCTACCTTGTTTTGCCCCAACTATCTCTGTTCCTTTAGATAACGTCAGAAACCCTGCTTGGCTAGTATCAGCGACCTCCCAATTTACAGCACTTTCTATATCTGACCAACGTATAAGCATAGGATTTTGTGTAGTAGACCCGTATATATTAGCACCAAAACAAAATACAAAATTGCTTACATCAGAAACTAATATTCCATTTTGGACAGTAGGTACGTTAGATGCTCCTGAAAGAGTAGAAAGCTCAACAGCCCTTGTTTCTAAAGGAGCGTCTACACTTGCATCCCAATAATATAATCTACCTCCTCTTGGACCAAAAATTAAATCTTCTGAAAAATTACTTTGTGTCCATAAACGAAAATCTTCTGTGCTTGTTTCACCAGTACCAAAAGGACCCGATCCCCAAGCACCTGCGCCCCAACCTCTTACCTCTGTAGCAGATGCTGCGGTTGTACTTACTTGATAAGATGCAACAACACTACTACCACCGTTGCCAGAATCTGAACTAGTAGAAGCAACATTAGTAAACTTTAATGTGGTGTCACTAAAACTTTTAGCAAGTATTGTGTATGTATCTACGGTTTCTACAGCTTCTATTTGGTAGTTTCTGTTTAAAACACTAGCGGTAATATTGCCCCCCAATGACGCAGCGCCACTAAAAGTAACAAAGTCATTTGCAACAACTCCATGCGCAGCATCAGTAACCAATATGGTAAAACATGTTACCGCAGCGCCAGAACTATGCGTTGCTGCCGTTGTGCTAGTGGCTACATTATCTATGAGTTTAGAAGCCCCTCGTGTGCAACCTGTCAACGTATTGTCGGTAATACCTGTATAATCTATTATTTCACTATCTATTAAAACTTTCCCTGCTATTGGAAACCCCGTAGCATCAGTCAATGCTATAGTTGTAGCACTTGTTGAACTTACAGCAGAACTTAAAGTAGTATTAGAAGCACTAAAAGTTACATCTCCTGATGAAGTTGTGCTACGCAAAGGTGTTATGTCGTTATAAGCACCTCCATTCTCAATAAGAAATTTAAGGTTAGTGCCTACACCTAACAAGTTTTGCCCTGATAAAGTTATCCAATTATGTAAAGAACGAGCGATCCCGTCAAAAGTTGAAGAGTTTATGCGAGTCCACCCACCAATTTTTTCAGGATTACCTTGACGAAAACGTATGTTATTACACTCATGCCAACCCCCTTCAGTAGAGTAACGAGTGTTTTCTCTGTTAACCCCAGACTTAAATGTTAACTTCTTAATAGGCATAGTGCTTCCTACTCTAGTAATTCTAACGCTTGCTCTAAAGCTTCCTTATTTCTCCTTGTCCAACCCTTACCAAACGTATCAAAAGTAGATAATCCTTCATAGAAATCTTGTCTTACACCGTGCATTTTGTGTAGAACTTCTTTTGTATCATGTTCTGCAAGAGTTTTTAAAGTTTTAGGTCCTATGCCACCGTCTTGTTTTGCACCAATAATACCTTGCAAAGCTTTCGCACTGCGCCCAGTCCCTGAATTAACACCCCAATCAAAGCAAAAAAAGTCTAAACCTGGGGGTAAGTCATCACATTTTAATCGTTGCCAATAACTTTTTTCGTATATCGGAGCTACATCTTCATGAGTAAGTTTTTTCATCTCTCCATCTTCTACAGGACGTTTAACCCAATCTTCGTATACTTTACGAGTTACTCCGTGGTTAGTCTCGCCCCCAGGATCACGCTCGTGCCAAACGTAGCCGCCTTCATGTTTTAGAAGCATCTGTAGAGATTTTCCGAAATTTTCTTTCATCGTCCTTCCTTTGTTTGCAAATAAGGCAAACTTCTTTTATTTTCTTCCATTTTTTATCAACAGTATACACTTGATACACATTTATTTTATTACCGCAAGCAGTGCAAACATCTTTTATTTTGTTAAACCTTTCTGCTTCTCATATGTTCTAAGCCCACCAATTCCGAGCATTCCACCTAAAACCGTGAGGAGAGTAGACATATCAAACTCTGGTAAGTCTGGTATTTCAACTCCAATAAGAGCCACTATAAAAATAATAACTGGCTGAACAACAAAATGATACCCAAAAGCAATCCCGCACACCCAACCAATGCAAGGTCGCCAACCACCTTTAAAAAGGCTTCCCGAAGCAGCTTCTGCCTTATTAACTTCGATTTGTGCAAGTTGTTGTTCATGGGATAATTTATCAGCCATCGTAGCTAATTCGTGGGCTAACTTGGCTTTTTGATCCTTGTCCTCTATGACTTTATCTAGGATACCAGTTACTGGACCTATAAGACTGTTTAATAAACTCATCTTGTCCCCATGATTTGTTTATTATATCTATCAAGAAAATCAAATAAAGAATCTGATTGGGGTGTTGATAACGTGGTCGCACGATCAGTGATTGGAGATGGTCCGAATAAAGAATTTGAATAATCTAAATCTGGAAAAGTTCTATCCGTTATTTCAGTAACTTCATTTATATAAGTTGGTATCTTATCCTGATGCACTGCTGCATGTTGTCGCCCTGCCATATTAATAATTGGTTGTAATAAAGAAGCTATCCCTGTATGGGGGAATACCTGTGGAGATGCTATAATGTGTGGTTCTTGAGGGTCGTAAGGAGGATCAGGTGCTATTTCTCTTCCTGTGCCAACAGGAGAAAGTTCAGGGATAGGTGGAGCTGAAGCAGAGGGGGGTTGTTGAAAATCAGAAATATTAACACTAGGACTTATACTAGATATTAAATCATTAATATAGTTAGGATCGGGTCTCATTTGCTCTCTCCATTACCATTCCCATTTTTGCCCTTGCTATACGCTGTTGCACCCATAAACACACTTACTACAGCAGCTTGACTAACATAGAATGTGTTTAAAATTCCAGAAAATGTAGTAACCTTAGATTCAGCAACAAACGGTAAAAACATAGCTGCTGTAAACAAAACCATTGACCCCATTGCAACCCACGCCATCATACGTTGTTGGTCCATCATACGGTCTAAATTTTCATTCATTTCTCTTTGATGTTGCAGTTGCTCCATTTTTGAAGCCATAGCAAGCTCACCATCTGTTATGGTCCCATCACCATCCAGATCAGCTTGTTCCCATGCACTACCTTTCTGAAGTTTTTTTTGAGCCATGCTATCTCCTATTTTATAAGTAGCCACATAGGCTGTGTTCTATACAACGACGAAAAGTATGCGTAAACAAAACATATTAACGTCAATAATACAAGTATTTTCGGGTCATTCAACATTCTACCACGTTCTTGATAAAATATACAACAATAACATTCCAAGTCCACAAACAGCTAATATAACTAATGTTATCCCAACAACTTCCATAATTTCATCCCGTTTTTGTTTTGCTATCTTTGCTTGCTCTTTTGCATGTTCCTTTGCTTCTTGAAGCCGTCTAGCACGTTCATCTACAATAGATTTCCAAGTCCCATTACCAAAACGATGATCTATTAATAATGACATTTCATACCTTTTCTCAGCAGCAAGTTTAGCATCAATAATCTCTGTAGCTACAGTTTTTAGACCAAATTGATCGGCAATACCCATCTTAGCTTTTTTAGAACGGCCTTTTTGTATTTGGTCTTCAGCATCTAAAATACTACTAATAGATTCAGCAAAGGAGCTAATGTCCTTGGCGGTATTAATATTTGTTTTAATAAAATCTACGGACTTGTTCAACAGAGCCAAGCCAGTAAGGACTTCAGCAACTACCAATTATTTCTCCTAACACGTTTACGTGAGTATATTTACTACGCTCTAACGACTAAAGATAGTAGTAGGACAATGGTTGTCCCCGCAGTGCCGATTAAGACCATTTCCAGTCTTTTAACACGTCCTAATATTTCAAGCCACCGTTCTTCAGATACAGCTTTATGAGTTTGCAAATCTGCAGATACTGAATGTACGGTGGTCTTATTCATCTAAATTATTTTCCTTTTTCCAATCTTCATAAGTCATATATGGCGCTCCAGATGCCATTTCTGCTCCGTATTTTCGATGATTTATTTCATCTTCGGTGCAGTCTTCAACAGTCACTTTAATTGTCCATACACCATTTACTAACACAGGTACAGTAGCATGAGTGTACTTTTGAATTTCATGATTGCAAGTGTAACTTTCTTCATACACAGGATAAATATTAAACTTTGCAAATGTTTCATTCGATATATCTGCTTCAAACGTTACATTTGGATATGCCTTTCGTAAATCATCTCCAAAATAAGGAAACTTTTCTATATTATTATTTCCATCTGTTTTTACATGTCCGCAAAAAGACATATTATTCTCCTTAATCAGAAACTGTTACTTTAGCTTCATCTATACCACCTGCTGATATAGTACCACCATCATCAGCAGAACCACCAACATCTAACCTATCTTTAAAGTCAGGGCTTGAGCTTGCTGTGTAGGATATTGCCGTTGCTTCTGAAGACGTTCTATTTGTAATAGTTCTTGAAGCCCCTTGAATCGACCAATTTGTAGGTGTTTGATTAGATGTTGAACCATCACCATGTATAGCGATTGCTCCACTTCTATAGGCTAAAACAACACTATCAGAAGGACCAAGACACATGCAGCTTCTTTGATAAAAAGTTCCTTGATTTGCCCCTTTCCAGGACATCCTGGTTTGTTTTGTGCTAGTTGTGTTTAGCTCGTAAAATACATGTTTTTGCCACTGAATCGTGCCACTACTATTAAAGGCTGCAACCCACATGCCTTGAGCGGAATTTGAAAAGTTTGTTTCAACACCTGCAACAATAATATTACCACCAGATTGTATAGCAATACTTCCTAGTTTTAAATAATAACCACTTGTAATGCTTACTTCTCTGGCCCACTGAAAAGCATTCGACGAATTAAATTTTGCTACGATACCTGTGTTTCCTTCAGACATCCCTGCACAGTATCTGTTCCCACTTCCATCTACCGCAATGCAACACAAACGTGTCATCGTACCACCAGAAAAAGTATGCCTTACTCCGCTCCAAGATTGTGCTGTATTATTAGCGGCTCCTCCTAGTGTGAAATTACCAACAACGCCTTTATCGTTGTCCGTTGTATGACCACAAATTGCATAACTATTCGTTCCTATCTTTGCCACATCCTGCAAGCGAAGAGGATCGCCATCACTATCACTGCAATCAAACGTGCTATGATCCCCATTACCAAAATCTGTATCAAAGCACTCAATCCAACAAAAGCCGTTACCAGACGTAGAAGCACTATGTTTTCCAAAATGAATGATCTTGCTGTCAATTATTTTTAAACCACCGTAATCGTGATCGCCACCCACAATATCTGCTGCGTTGCCCAAGTCTGTTACATAATGACCTCCTGATGGAACAGTCCAATCGCTTGAACCACTATGGTCCATCAACATCATTGTCGTTGCTCTAGCTGTAGCAGCCGTAGTATTTGCTCCATATATGTCCATCGTTGTTATTAAAGTGTCGCTATCAATAATTCCTAAATTATTGCCATGAGCCATTGTGCTGTTTGGTCTAAAATTACCAGTAGAATAATTGTGAGTACCCCATCGCCCTGTAGAGCCATCTGACAAATCTAATTCTATTATACCCGCTCCATATTTGAAACTTCCACTTGATGGTTCGGTAAAAACAAAGACATATAGCTTGTTGTTTGTCGAATCATAGACAGGATTGCCACCGCCATATCTATTACTGCCATGAAAATATGGATACTGATTTGTCGTTGCTGTTACACCATGTCCATCGGCCCAAACCACTCCCCAGTAAGCAACGCTGCTTGCTCCGTACCATTCGTTAAAAGACATTTGCGCCTCTGATGACTTACCAATCAACCCACGAATATCTGAATCGTTAATAGAACAATTTGTACCTGAAGACCCTCCTGCTTCTACATGAAAGTCATTTAAAGATATTGTGCCACTACTTGCTACGGGCATCTAATTTTTCCTCCAAATCCTTAACTTTAGCTGATAATTCTTTGACGGCTTCAATTAAGTATCCTGTAATATTACCATAGGATACAGATTTGTATTCTTGTGAACTATCTACGAGTTCAGGAGCAATTTTTTCCAACTCTTGTGCGATAACACCAGAACCTGCTTTAGCGTCTCTTTCATAGTGAACACCACGCATGGCTTCTACTTTAGCCAAAGCTTCTGGTATAGTGATAATATTATCTTTTAGTCGTTCATCTGAATAAGCAGTTACATTACCTACTGCAGTTACGTTATTAGACTTATCAATCGTAAAAGCAAGACTTTCATTAGTAAGAAATTTTATATCAGCAGGAACTGTTCCACTTTCTGCTCCATTTTGTACTACCTGTATTTCAGCACCAATGTCAGAAACAGTAGAAGTATTTACACCTCTAAACTTAATTGAGCCTAGTGATTCACCATCGACTGTCGCTGCAAAGTTACCAGAATTAGTAGAAGATTTTTGCATTATAATTTCACACTGATGTGCGTCTGTTGTACTTCTAGTTAAAAGAGATAAAGCTGCGCCCGCAGCAGACGTAGCAATAGATAACTTACCACCATTTACTTGACTCGTCTCACCAATAGCAACAAAATCACTACCTGCATCGCATACCAAAAGTTGCTCATCCCCAGTTCCTTCAACCCTAAAGTCTACGTCAGCACCACTTTCATTAAAGACTACTCCACCGTTGGCTGTAAGAACTCCTGTTTGTGTTAATGTACCTGTTACAGTAAGATTGTCAGCAACTGTAGTTTCAGAAGTAGAATGCCCAAGCGTAATAGCTGTGCCAGATATGCCTGTACCTATAGATACAGACTCACTACTATTTGCTGTATCTATAATAAGGTAAGCGTCTGAACCTTGTTTAATTGTAAGAGCAGTTGCAGAGTTATCAGTTACAGCTACATTTATATCTGTATCATCAGCACTAATAGAATCTAATTTAATATCACCTACGTTAGTAATATTACCATCACCAAAACTAGTAGAACTACTAGCACTAAGATTAATAATATTACCTGATATAGTTAAATCTGTACCATCACCTTCAATCTTTTCACCATCATCACCAAAAGTTAAACCTATATTAGCAGGTATATTTATGTCGCCACCTGAACCTACTGTAATTGAAAGATCAGTTCCATCCGATTCAATTTTTTCTGCAGTAGCAAAAGTAAGTCCAACTCCTGACGGTATATTTACATCAGCTGTAGCTGTTAAATTTATATTGTTACCTGATATAGTTAAATCTGTACCGTCACCTTCAATCTTTTCACCATCATCACCGAAAGTTAAACCTATATTAGCAGGTATATTAATATCATTCCCTGAAACAATGTGTAAATCTGTCCCATCACCATAAATATACTCCCCACCTTTATCAAAGAAATATAAACGTCTATCATCAGCAATACGAACTACTTCATTACCATCATACTGTTGAAACACTAGATCGTCAGAATCTACTTCTAATTTAATTAATTGTACGCCTCCCGTACCGTCCATATCTAAGGTTAATTGTAACGTGCCACCATCTTTAAATTCAATATTACCCCCTGCAGCATCTAAAACAATATCGTCCCCAGAATCTATTGTAATATCAGCGCTTGTACTTCCATTTCCTATTGTAACAGCAGCATCTCCTGCGACTATATCATCTGCGGCGATTGAAGAGGCAGTAACGTTACTTTGAAAATATGTTTTCATTCTTGATGCAGTTGTTTTTCTGTTTGTGCCGCCTGCACCATCGTCCACAATAAATAAGTCAGCATCAACAATCGCAGCGCCAATATCTGTTCCACCATCAATATCTAGGTCTGCAATGTTTATAGAACCGTCTGGAAAAACAGGAGCTTGAGTAAATGTTACAACCCCACTACTACTAATTGCCATAGAATCAGAGTCACCTGCGGACCCAATATTACCATCATTGGCAACTTTAATACCCCCACTAAAAAGCGAAGCATCATCTGCCGTAAGCGCCCCTACACGAAGATTAGCGTAATCGTCAAGGTCTACGTTACCTGTAGTCGTTCCCGCTTCATCATTAGTATTTGCAACCACAAAAGTATCTGCAGATTCATCCCAAAGAAAACCTACGTTTTGTGTATTAGAAGAAGACCCATCACCTCTAGTAAAAATAATACCTTGATCGTTAGCACTACCTGTATACCCTTGACCTAATTTAATAAGATGGTCAGATACAGTTGTATTAGTTGTAGCTACTGTAGTGGTTGTTCCATTAATTGTAAGATCACCTGTTACAGTAAGATTATCGTTTATGGTGGTTTCAGACGTACCATGTCCAATAGATATAGGAACACCAGAAGTTGCAGTACCAATAGTAATACCGTTTGATGTATTTGAATTGTCAATATTTAACGTAGTTGTACTATCTAATGATATGTTAGACCCATCAACAACAAGTGTACCATCTATATCTGTATTATCTAAGTTAGCAGTGCCGCCCACACTTAAATCTGTGCCAACATATAATTTTTTAGCTATACTCGCCCCACCTTCAAGACGTAAAGCTCCTGTATCTCCTGTAGCATCACTAGAGTCAGTGGTATCAGTTATATCAATTACACCTGAAACGGTTACTGTGGACGTAGGACTTAAATTTATATTGTTACCTGATATAGTTAAATCTGTACCGTCACCTTCAATCTTCTCACCATCATTACCGAAAGTTACTCCTATATCAGCGGGTATATTAATGTCTCCTCCTGAACCTACTGTAATTGAAAGGTCAGTTCCGTCTGACTCAATTTTTTCTGTAGTTGCAAAAGTAAGCCCAACTCCTGATGGTATATTTACATCAGCCGTAGCTGTTAGATTTATATTATTACCTGATATAGTTAAATCTGTACCGTTACCTTCTATCTTCTCTCCATCATCACCAAAAGTTAGACCAACATTGGCAGGGATATTAATATCTGTAGTAGCAGTAAGATTAAGATCGGCTGAAGCACTAATAGTTAAATCTGTACCATCACCTTCAATTTTTTCACCATCATCACCGAAAGTTAACCCTATACTAGCAGGTATATTTATGTCCCCACCTGAACCTACACTGATGCTAATATCTGTTCCATCTGATTCTATCTTCTCATTTCCAGAGCCATCAAGAACTAAACCTACACCTGAAGGAATAATAACGTCTGAGGTAGCAGCTAAATTTATTTTACCCCCAGAAGTAATCGTTAAATCTGTGTTATCACCTTCTATTTTTTCACCAGTACCAAATGTAATACCTACATCAGCAGGAACAACTACATCAGCCGTAGCTGTTAAATTTATATTGTTACCTGATATAGTTAAATCTGTACCGTCACCTTCAATTTTCTCAGCATCATCGCCGAAAGTTAAACCAACATTAGCAGGGATATTGATGTCTGTAGTAGCGGTAAGATTAAGATCATTAGAAGAATTAATAGTTAAATCTGTACCATTACCCTCTATCTTCTCCCCATCATCACCAAAAGTAACTCCAATATTAGCGGGTATATTTATGTCCCCACCTGAACCCACAGTTATAGAAAGATCAGTACCATCAGACTCTATTTTTTCCGCAGTAGCAAAAGTAAGCCCAACACCTGATGGTATGTTTACATCTGCAACGGCAGTTAGATTTATATTATTACCTGATATAGTTAAGTCAGTACCATCACCTTCAATCTTCTCCCCATCATCACCAAAAGTTAAACCTATATTGGCGGGTATGTTAACATCTCCATTTGCTGCTGCTTCAAGTTCTATATCTCCGCCAGAGTCTAGAGTTATTGTTGTTCCTACAGCTTCAAATGTACCATCTGCGGTTATAGTTATATTTGCCGCCGCCGCCGCTGTATCAGTGGTTGTAATAGCTAGAGTGCCGTTAGTGCCTACAGTCATTACAGCCGTGTCATCCGTAGAACCTGTCATGGTAATAACTTTACCATCTATGGCTACATCATCTACAGTAAGTGCAGTGGCGACAGTTGTACCCGCAAGATTTACATCTGTTAATAAATCATAAACAGCAGCGCCAGAACCTTGTCCATCAGTAGCTATCATCTTAACTTGCCCTGCTGCAATATCTACAGTTGCTCCAGTGCCTTGTTTCATTGTAAGCGTATAACTTGTAGTATTTTCTATTAACCAAACTTTGCTAAGATCGTTTGGTTTTAAAGTTACCGTACAAGCTTGACCACCGCCTGTAAGTTTTAAGTATAAAGACCTTGCTTGGTCAGAAGCCCCATCAGCAACTGTTATATCATGAGTAGAAGCATTAGCCACTGCTTCCCCAGTAAAACTATAACTAAAAGCTTCAGCGATTAACTCTAAATTTGTATTAGTCGTTGCCCCCCAGTCACCCGACTGTTCACCTGTTCCTATCTCTTCTAATCTAAGATGATTTGTATATACACTTGCCATATCTTAATCCTCTAACCGATTCTTATTATTGCAGTAGTAGCAGACGAAACGGGAAATGTAACTGTAAAAGTTTCACTGCTTGTCGTTTTATCAGCCCCGAAGTCTAGCACAGCAACTGCAGGGTTTGTACCCCCAGACTTATATATTAACGCCCCTCTCGCTGTTATGGATGAACTTGTCCATGTCGTGTCAGAAAAATCTAAATATGCTACAGTCCCATCTGTATCATTTGTGGGATTAGTAGCTATTGTTAACGTGTTACCACCCGCTGTATAACCTGTGCCTGAAATCTCATTGGTCGTTGAATATGCTGTAGTAGTGGCATCAAGAGTTGCATCTGAGGTATATAAAGCAATTTTAAAAGTTTGTGATGTGTCACTACTAAAGTCCATCTCTCCATTTAGAAGAGCAACTTTAAAAGACGTACACATGTAATTACCAGTAAAAGCCATTAAGTAGCATCCTGCCTATATTGTCCAGAACGATAACTGTCCTGTCGTAGTTTACCATCTACAGTATTCTTTAGTAACCCCAAAGATAATGCGTATTGCTTTTCATACATTGCAACGACATCAGCCTCACCTTTTTGAAACCGTATAGCTTCCACCAAAGCACCATTTAACAACGCTGAGTCAAAATTATCTCCAAGATATGTACCTCCTGCGGTCACTATGGATGTGGGGTACTTAGCATATGTATGTTCAATTTCATAATTTTGATCTGGAGTTGGAGCTAACATTAAATTTACAGTTGACCCAGTGGTTTTATGGTAAGCATAAAACTTAGGGCGACCTTGTTTTGCACTTGTAGTTATAGGGTATGCGTCCCGCAAAAAGTTAACATCTTTATTTAATAAATAATATATCGTGTTACTATCAATTATAGCAATACTGTAAGTATATAAAAACCCGCTTGGAGGAACATAAAACTTGTTTGTGGCTGTTAAAGGTCCACTATCTACATTACGCATAGAAGGTAATTCTACAGCATTAAATATTTTTTGTTCTGCCTGTTGCGTAAACATAGCAAGTTGGTCATCTGTAAATGTCGTTTCGCAAATGTCTGCTATATTTGTTTTAAGAGAAGTATAATTCATATATTACCCCGTTGTTACCGTAACATCGCCCACTGCGCCTGTTGCTTGTAGATTATTGGGACTCAATCCGTAAATATTTTTAGCATCACCCACAGGGTCCCAACCCCATTGAATATTCCTACTACTACTTCGCCCTGCAAAATCAGGACGTGGGTTACGTATAGCCTGCGGGTCATTTACAGGGAACAACCCAAGTTTATTCTGTGGATGATCTGGACTCCAACACTCAATGCAAGCGAGTAAGTTTGTATCTCGTCCACGAACAACTAAGTTTTTCAAGTTTTTCAGTTTATACTGAAAACCACAAATATCACATTCTGCTATTGCTCTTTTATTTGATGCAAAAGCTTTAGCCATTATATCCTCCCTACACGGGGAACAAACCGTTCAGAAGTCTTTTCTCTATCTTCACCTGCTGCAAGTGCGTATTGTTCTTCATAAGCTGCTTTTAACATAGTCATACGATCTGCAAGTTCAGGCACTTTCATAGCAATATGATAAGCCAAACCTGCTACAAGACAGGGTAAAAATCTAAAATTCATATCTGCGGTTTCAACACCATTACCTGCATCTTCAACTCTACGGAGCCTCCAATATACAAAAGTATAAGTGGTGGAGTCATCAGGTACAGGCCATAGATTTATTCTAGGTGCAGCACGTAGTCGCTCAACCCACACCTGAATAGGTCTACCCCGTGTTAACTTGTTAGGGATAGATGCGTAAGTACTCACACCTATACGACTTATGGTGAGATCGGCTTGGGTAGTTGTATTACCTGCGTCAGTCCTAATTACATGGTCAAGCAGATCAATAGTATCAGCAGGTAATGTATATTGAGCGGTTCCTGCAGTTAAAGTTTGAGTTCCGCTATCTATAGTCCAAAGATTTAAACCCCTGTTCTGCCACTCAATAGTCATTAAATTCATAGACCTACGAGCAGTTCTCAAATCGTAACCAGAACGCATTTCACGACCTGCACGTTCCCACGCTTCTTCAGCGATCTCCGTGAAGTCCATATCAAAGGCAGTAGTCCCTGAAGTAGCCATATATTACTCCTTAAAGAAGTCTTCCACTTCTACTAATAATTCTTTCTTGCTCTTTCGCCTGTCAAGCTCAACACCATGTTCTCGCATCATTGCTTCTAATTCTAACTTTGACATAGATTTGTAACTAGAAGTTGATCCACCGTTAACTAGTGCTTCTGCCTCTGATAGACTTAAAGCCTTCTCGACAACAAGCTCACCGCCCTTACTATTGTCACGGACATTATACAAAGAATTACCATCTTTATCCGTGCCTATTTCTACCATCTTTAAATCTGCCATACTCGTCTCCTAAGTATATAAAGTTTTCTTACGTTTATTCTCCATGATAGCGCCACAACCTCGTGCTATACTTCTCTTTCTTCTAGCAAGACCTCCGTTTTTAAAACCTTCTTCTTCAGTTATTCTTTTATAAGCAGCGGGATACTCTTTAAATAAATCTGATAAAGCTTCTGCGTCGCCGTCTCTTGCTAAAGATATTAATTGTTGTTGTCTGGTACTCATCTTCGTCTCCTAGCTAACCCGCCTTGTCGCATTTTCACTGTAGCAGGTTTTGTGTTTTTTACTACAGTTTTTCCCTTTGAACCTTCTCGCTTCTTTTTCTTAGCTGTTGCAGCTCTTTGAGATTGGCTTAAACTACTGGCCTTGCTTCTTGGTAAGCATCTATCGGGGTTCTTCTTATCTTTAGAAGTACCGCACTTACCTTTTATTTTTCCGTCCGTACCAATACGGACCCAATCTTGTTTAACCCAATCTTTAAGAGCGCCCATTACTTTTTCTTCTTCTTCTTTTTAGTGGCAGAACTTACAACCTTTTCAAGTTTTTTAGCCTGCCCTGCATGTGAACGAGAAGCTTTCTTTAATGCCCGTGCAACACGTTTAACAGTTGATTTTTTTCTTGCACTTAACATTATTTCTTCTTCTTTTTGCCCTTACTACCTTTTGCATAGTTAGGGTCTTTACAATATTTAGAAGCAGCCATATTAGCATAAGCGCTTGGATAAGTATCAAAGGTTCGTTTTGCCCAAGCTTTACCTTTTGGACAAATCTTACCTCCAGATTTATAATATCTACGCATGACTACCTCATTTTAACAGGACGTACACCTTTTTTAGCTATACCTGATCCACGTACCTTAGACTTCTTGCCACCGTTAGCTGCGCCTTTGGTTTTGCCGCCCGCCATCATTTTCTTAACCATTTTGCCCTTGGCATAACCCTTCTTCATCATGCCGCCTGCTTTCATCATTTTAAAATCATCACCAGATATTTTTCCATCGTTATTTTTATCTAGTTTTTTCTGCCCACCAACAAGTTTACCTGCAGCCATCATTTTCTTGGCTTTGCCACCTGCCATCATCTTCTTGACCATTTTGCCTTTAGCCATCATTTTCTTTTTCATCTTCATCTTCTTCTTCCTTATACAAGTTGTTGAAAACACGTTGAGTATCCCACACATATTCATGATTTTGTTTAGAATGAAAAATGTGTTGGTTTGGTCTAAAGTCTGGTGCGCCTTCACCAGTCTCAAACCACGCAGGGTGCGTGACCCGAACTCTATTATTGGGTAAAGCAACAATATTACCCGTATACTCACCTGCGTCTAACAACTCCAAAACATGGCTTTGTTTATGCTGTGCAGGGTCGTCCGCTACTTCACTGTTTGTATAATCCACAGTAAAATAGTATTTCGCAGGATAGAACTCTCCATCAACCTTTGCTATCCAAGGTGCAGGGCTTGCTCTATTCAAGACATAGACTGAATGATCGTGAGACATACAATCCCAAGGTTGTGCTATGTAAGGTGGTAATTCTGTGGGCCACTCTTCATAAGTCACATCAGCAACAAGAGCTGTTAACGGCATTCTTGCCCACATAGCCCCACCGTGTACGTTAGGCTCATCCGTATCATCAGTTTCACACCCAGTAAATATTACTTGGAAACTAAGAGTCCTATTCGGCATTGTTGTTACTGCAACCACCATAGCGTGTAAAAATTCTCCGTGATACTCTATAAAATTCTTCGTGTACTCTCTTCTCACCCATGCTTTAAAATAAGGTATATTACTTTGTAGATATGCCATCCTTCTTTTTTCTCTCCTTCTCCGCTGCCTTTTTTCTCTTCTGCGAGAGTTTAGACATTTTATTTTTCATTGGTGGGTTCATTATTTGTTTACCCATTTGTGCGCGAGATATAGCCATTAGCCATTCCTTGTAAATTTACCACCTTGCGTAGCTGCACCCATACCACGAGCCATACCACCACCACTCATCCTTTGAGCGGGAAAACCAAAAGACTTACCTTTCATAGCATCATCTCCATAATTATACATATTACTTATATTTTCCCCTGCTTTTTTAGTTGTGTCAGTCGTTTTATTTCTTTCACCTCTTTGTTCTGTTAGGGCATCTTTCACATCTCTATTAAAAGACTCAAAATTACGCTTATACCTTCTAAAATCAGCTAAATCTTTATTTACCTTTGGTTTAGTTAGTTTTTTTCTTGACATATTAACACTTCCACCTTCTTCTTGCTTGCCGTAAACGGCTGTTAGGGTCTTTTGCTGCTTTAGGAAACTTCTTCATCTGCCCTGCTGAACGAGCGCAATATGATTTTCTACGGGCAGCTCTCTTACCTGTAGGTTTGTCTTCTGTAACAGCGGTCTTGAGTTTTGATCCAGGGTTGTTTCTTCTATACTTAGCAACGCCTTTAGCGGTCATACCCGCACCAGACTTCGTGGGGCGCTTGTCCCCACTTTTGATGGACATGCCTTTCATGCCCTTGCCTTTTACTTTGCGCCCTCTTTTGTAATATTCACGCATGAAATACAGTTATCATATCAGCAACATCTAAAGTGTATTTGATAGATAAACCACTCCTAAATATAACCCCCTCTGAAGGTATTGTTCTGTCAATAACTGTGTTTGCCGTGCCTATAGTCCGTGACTTAAATAAAGTCGTGCCATCTTCAGGTGCGCCGTCAATAAATTCTACGTCTCCTGCAGTGCCGCCAGATGTAATAGACATCCCTTTTAATCGTACTCTATTACTACCGTTTACAGCTTGAGCGCAGGTTGTTCCAGAACCAACTTTTATATTAGCTGCATACTGTTCAGAACACTCTACAGCGGTTACTGTTAAAAATAGTTTTGTACCTGCAACTGCTTCTGCAGAACCTGTAGAAGTAATAGTCTCTGTCATAGCGTCACCAAAAACATCAGTACCTGTTATGGTACAAGTTTTTGAATTATCGCCAGTCCCTGTTGTTGTCACTATAACATTCCTAGCCGCACCTCCTGCAAAAGTGGTATTCGCCATCGTTGCTGAAGTATCTGGTCTGGCTGCTGTAACTAATCGGTCATCATCCGAAGCATTTTCGTCATTTATGGTGAGCGCTAGTACGTCTGAAAGTCCCATATTAATCTCCTATTTTGGGTAGTGGGGCTTTCGCCCCACCTGATTAATTAGCCGTTTGCATAATCAAACGCTGCACCATGTATCTTGATAACAAGTTTACCTGCGGTATACGCTGCGTCTGTCGCATCGCCGCAAGTTAGATAGAGATACTTTTTACTTAGAGCTGCTAAAGTAGAACCTGCATCTGCTTCGTTATGAAGACCTAATGTTAAATCTCCATTGTTAAACAAGACTGTACCACTTGTTACAGCAGCGTTTTCAGCGCTAGTTCCAGTTGCGGAACAAACTAAGTTAATATCTGGATCACCACCTGTTGGAACTTCTAAACAAATAAACTCTAACTTATAGGGGATACCGTTTACAGGACTTGTAAGCTCCGCAATGTAAGCATTTGCGGCTCCGCCATCTGTACCAATAATGTCATCAGCTGCACCGCCAGAAGCTAAACCACCATGTAAATCAATTAAAATAGTTGTAACAATATCACCACCGATTTTATTTATAAAAGTATTGATTGCATCATCGGCTATACCAGAACCATGTGCGTTTGGAGTAATATTAAAGATCGTAGCTGCTGTACCAAGACTTGCATTGTTAGAACCTACAGTTGTACCTGCGGCAACAATATTATCTCTACCAGAAGTTGCTACTTTTTGAACTTCTAAAACACCATCACTTGAAGCGACGATTTGTTCAGTAAAAGCACCTATGGCACTTTTTGAAACTGTTTTAAACCCGTTTTCGGAGCGGACTGCACCGTTAAAAGTTGTATTAGCCATATGTCAAATCTCCTTGTCTTGGCTATTGTCAGCCACACCATGCGACTGTCAAGGTATTTGTAGTATAGAGTAAAAAGGGGCGACCTGCAAGCCACCCCTTTAAGTTTTTTAGGCTCCTGGGGAACCAAAGATTCCCAACGGATCGGATACACCAAAGGAGTATCTTTCTCTAGCCTTATAACGGCTGTTGCCTGTATCGAAATCAGCATCCATAGACGTTGCCATTGGGCTACGTGTAAAGTGCTTCAGACCATTAGGTACATCCGTCATCAAGAACCATGCGTCGGTATCAGTTAAATAGTGGTTGACTGCGAACCCTTCAGGGACAGAACTCATGCTACGTATCGCATTGAGGTCATTATCTGCGGTTCCCACTCTTCCCTCAGTTTGAAGCAAACGAGTTGCAACAAATTGTAAATCTGAAGGAATAATCAACTTACGAGCTTTCGATGCGATGAGAAGTCCTCTTTCATCTGTCCACCCTGCGATCTGAATAATAGCCGCTTCTAAAGAAGTTTCATTAAGATCAGCTGCAGTTGCAGGTTCGTTAGAGTTAGTTCCACCTGAAACTAATGGGTGTGCAGTAGAACAAAGCTCCACTCCATCTCCGTAAGTTGTGCCAGAATCAAAAGCGTTGTTCAAAATAGAAGCTGCTTTGACCTGCTTTGTGTACGCCATAGCACGGGCAAGCGCTTTGGTATAACGAGATGATAAAGAATCATACAAGTTATCCTCAATAGCCTCTTCAGTAATTGAAAAGCCCATTGCGACTGTCTCGTGGTTATAGCGAGCTGTGAAAGCCTCTTGAGCATTGTCGTACTCGATGGCAGAGCCTTCGTCTTTGACTGGTGCTGCGGAGAAGCCTGATAGTTTAGTTTCTTCTTCGAAAGAACGATCAGAAGTTTCTGCTTCAAAAATTTCTGCATGTTCCTCACCGTACTTAGCATACTCTAAACCGAAAAGTGCGTTAAGCCCAGGAAGTAGTTCTTTAAGAAGTTGTGCGCGAGATATTGCCATTTTACATTACTCCTTAAATGCCAACTGGGTTACGATAGGCATGTCCACCAATGAACACGTTACTACCATTATCAGTATGTGTGCTAAATATAACTAACAGTTCCTGAAAGGTATCACTTCCAGTCGCTGTGCTATCAACTACATCAATGATGTGAAGCGGTAGTGTTGAAGTTGTAGCCACACTATTGTTAGCGGCTAACTTCGACGCACCATTAGTAGTATTGAGTGTATTACTAATGATAGCTGTTTTATTACCAATCACAGTTCTTCCCAATGTTGCCATTGTTGTACCTGAAGAGCATATAGCTACTTTCATTATTAAGTCAGGATCATCAGCAACAAACGCATGAATATCACTAGCAACGATGCTACCAGGATATTGATTGTTAAATGTTAACTGATTAGTATTTGGGTCCGTATACTGACATCCCATAAAGACACCTAATGTGCCAGTAGCGGGAAGAGCAGATGTGCTTCCGTCACGGTCAATAGTACCATCGTTTACACGCTTCACTAGATCGCCTTTTCCAATAGCTGTACCATAGTTACTAGCTATTTTCATTTGTCGAGTAGCACCTGTGTAAGGACGACCACCAATTAAGCCAACGGGAACAAGCCCATAAGGGGCATCTATAGTAGGATAAGCCATATCCATTGTCTCCTATTAATTAATTGCCTTTGCCAAAAGTGACCTTAGACTTCCGATCATTAAATAACGGCATTCTAGGGTCGTTTTCTCGCATGAGGTTGTTGTCCACGGAATGTATTTGATTGTCCGCCTGCTGTTTATAATATTCAGTGCGTTCTTCTACTAATTCCTGGGGAGCCTTACACAGCATCAAACCACCAATAACAACATTATCTCTAAAGTTTTCATTCTCTATAGTAACCAATGTTATTTCTGGATGGTCGCTTGCTTTTACAGGTTCCCAACCTTCACGTAATTTTGAGGAAACATTAGTGGGGTCAATAGTTCCTTGATTGCTTGTCCGTATCCAACGATATGCGTACCCTGGCTCTGGAGTCGGTGAAGGTAAAACTTCAGGACGTTGCCAAGACTTTTTGCGTACAGTCTTCTCACGAGTTTCAAGTTCTCTGTTAATTCTATTTTCAGCCATTAGCTTTCCTCATTTCTTCTGCAACCTTTTGGGCGTATAATTCAAGTGGCACTCCTAGCCGTTTCGCTATAGCAACTTGTGTTTGCGTTAATTTTACCTTTTTAGGGGCCATGCTCCGTGTAGCGGGTGCAACCACATTTGCTTGTCGTTTCGGCTTTTCAGCCTCTGGTTCTGCAATGTCCTCAAAATTATCTGGGAACACTTGCCGCATACGAGTATCTATTGCCTCGTAGTATTCATCACTCTGCAAATCAACACCTTGTTTTGCAAGTTTGTTATGTAGACCCAGTGCTAGACTTGTCATTTCTTCATCAGCACCAAACCAAGTATTCTTTTTAGCCCATTCTACTGCCCGCACGTCGGCAACGGGTCCTGGCGTAGGTTGACTAGCTACTTCTGGTTCTACAGAAGTTTTTTCCTCCTGTAAAGATGGTATTTTAAAATTATTTAACTTGTCGCTTTTAATCTTGACATTTGTTAAACTTTCTTGCGCTGCAAGAATAGCGTCTGAGTCCCCTGCTTCATAAGCAGTTTTATATGCTTTTTTAGCTTGTTCAAGCTCTACGGCTGTTGTCTTCTTAGCTTGCTCAAGTAAAGCTGTCTGGTTTTTGTTAACACTACCTTTTAATTTAGCATTTTCTTCTTGCAACGATTTAGCAAACTTCTCTAGCTCTTCCCTTTCCCTGAACGCCGTTTCTTTCGCCCGCCTTTCGTCGTGGTAGCCTTTACTGAAGTGTTGGATTCTTTTTCTGACTTTTTCGGAGTAGTCTTCAAGTTCTTCCTCCGTAACATCTTCAGGGGGTTCAGAAGGTTTACGATTGCGGTCAGCTTTCGGCGTATCGTCAACAACTTCGATTTCAAGGTCACTTTTATCAGGAGAATCCTTCCTTGCAGCACGAGCATTTGTGTCTGCGTTAGATTTTTCCTTATTATCTTTGGACTCATTTGTTACCTCTTTTTTATCTTTACCTGAAATATCAATCTCTACTGCGCTAGAATCTTCGATTTCAATATCTGGTTTTTTCTTTTCTTCGTCGGGAAATGTGTACTCTACTTTTTGAAATGCCATATTAAGTTCCTCAAATTGCTCTCGTGACACCACGAGGGTCGGCTACAACGGCTTCTATGGAATCATCGTTCATTAAACGATACTCCTTACCATCTATTTTAAATCGTGTACCACTATTGGCACGAAACATTACGAAATCACCTATTTTACACCAAGGAGTGTCTCCAAACCTATCTTTATCTTTATAAGCTTGGTCGCCCATATCAACGACTAACCCAATGATAGACATAATATGTTCGTCTCTCATTTCTTTCGTTGTTTTTAGCACACTTGTATTTTCGTAATTTTCTTCTATTTCGGGTAGTGCTACTAACACTCTATACCCCACAGGTTGCGGAAGTTGTATTTCTAACTCCGCATCCGTTAGTTTTACTGCTTCATTACTATTCATCGTCGTCTTCCATATAGTTGCGCGAGAGGTCGGATATATGTGTGAGACTAGCATTTAGACCTCGGATCAGGCCAGTCACTTCCTTGTATTGGGCAAAGTCTTTTGCTCCACCATTACCAAGAAACTCTTGTGCAGAAACTTTATCAGCTTCGATTTTTTCTTTCAGCACGTCAAAGACGGTTTTAGCCATTAATTATTCCTATCTCTCCCCTTGTTTTGGTTTAAAATATCCATTTTCATTTTATCTTGCTCACTTTGTCTAGCATCATTTAATTTAATACCATCTTTTCTAGCTTCAAGAGTCAATTCTGCTTGCTCAAGTTCTAATTTTTTAACATCTATAGCTCCATCAGTCATATCTTTTTGTGCTTTACGTTGTTGTTCTGCTTGACGTAACTGTATATCAGCTTGATCTTTTTGCGCCTTTCTTTGAACTTCAGCCTGTTTGATCTGCAACTCTGCCTGCTGCATTTGAACAATTGGGTCTTGCGCTTTCTGTTGTGCCTGTTGTTGTGCAGCCTGTTGTTGATGGGCTTGTGTAAGTTGCTTACCTGCATCGGCGACAAGTCTAGCTAAATTAACTTCTACATCTTCTGCAAGAGGTTGATCTGGAGGTGGTAACTCTACACCAAGCCTCTCTTCTATATCTTTACGATACTTAAACCCAAGATGTTCAGCTATATGTGCTTGTAAGGATGCCATAATCTTTTTTGCCTGTGGATTCTGACCTATCATCTGCATAATCATAGGGTCCTGCATAAATGACATATGCGTTGCAATATGAGCTTCCTGATCTTGATACAAAAATGCTTTCATGGGCTTACCCTGCAATGCTGCCATGTTTTCACTTACAGGATCAACAGGAGTCATATCATCCTCTACAGGAACAAGTTTATCTGCGTTCTTTACCCCAAGAACTTCTATCATCTGTCTATGTAATTGAGGCAGGTCATATATTTGTGGTGCAGATTGAGACATCTGGAGAACTGCCTGATACTGCACCACTCTCTGTGCCATAGTGGAGCTATTTGGGTCTGACACAGGTATAACATCAACCATAGCGTAGTCGGCTTGCCGTGCGCTAACTTCCCCTCGTTGTGGTTGATATGCGTATTCAATCGGGGCATACTCCGCTAATAAAGTTCTTAAGAGTTTAAACTCCTGCTTCATAGCGTAGTGGACACGAGCCTGAACTGCCGCCATTGGTTTTAGAGTACGCTCTAACAGAGCAAGAGTTGTCCCCACAGGAGCATTAGCAGACATATCAGATATGTTCATATCGCTGATTGCGCCTAACCTTCTCCCTTCTTGAGTTATTTGATTCAACAAAGCCAACAAAGTTTGGCTCGGTTCTTTGTAAGGAAGGGGCATTATATTCTCACGAATACTGCCAGACGGCACATCTACATCTCTAAATGACCCAGGTTCTATAGGAGTGTCATCTCCTTTTATGCGTAAGCCTCTTGTTTTTAACCCTCCTGGGAGGTTTGCTAATGTCCCTGCATCCACAAGCTGCCGTATGAGCGAGGTTCCCGCTTTAGCGTACCCCCCTATTATATGTATCAAACCTAACCCGTAAAACCCAAATCCTGGGACATATACATAATGTACGAAGTGTTGTCGTTTTAACATCAACTCGTCATCAGAGTTCCAGTTTCTCCGTATCGCCAATACTTCATTAGAACCACGTTCTATAGTTACAACGTAAGGTTTAGCAATTTCATCTTCAGAATCATCAATACCATCAATAACAAGGTCTGCATGTACCTCGTAAACACTATATCTATAGTCGTCCGTTAAAGAATACCCACCTTCTTCGGCTTTTCTTTTCTCAATGTCATTGTGGTATGGCTGCGGCTCTCCAAGTTCTACATCACGGTAAAACCCGTTAGCCTGTAACTTCTTCAACTCATTTTTTGTTTTTCGCATAACATGGGTAACACGTTCTGCGGTTTCTACGTGTGAAGCTCCATAGGGTACAATAACATCTTCTGCGGGTATATAAACCGCCATCTGTCGTCCTAGATTTGGATCATAATATACTTTCTTGAACGCCGACCCTGCTAAACCAAGACTATAGAGCAATCTCTCATGTTCTGGTCTGTATTCAACCATATTCTCGGTAAGCTCATAATTCATATCCGCCTTAACACGAAGTGCAGCGGCTTCTTTTTCTTTAGTCTCTTCCCCAAGAATTTTTGTCTTTACAGGCCCTGCAGAAGGAAAAGTTTCACTCATTGTCTCTGCCTGAAACCGTATAGCGGCTTCGGCTAATACTGTAGAATACACCCCACAAGCTCCGTCCCATGGTTCAGTACGCTCTTCATACTTAAACCCTAACACGTCAAGACCCTTTACAAATGTATCAGCCCAGTCTTTACGACTATCTACATCTGAATCAATCGACCCCATAAGATCATCTGCCAACAAAGATAGTTCGTTCTCTTCCAATACTTCAGCAAGATTCTCGTCAAATGCACCTGTGGAAGCCATTTTATCTTCAGGAATAATAGTAATCTCCATACTACCATCATCCAATGTTACCATATCAGGGTTGACTATCTCTACCTCCAGAGCAGAAGTGTCTTCACCGTTTATACCTTGAGGTGCTTGGTATAGTCCTTTTTCAACTGCCATTAGTAATATCCACTTCCTCTACGTTTAAAGTATTGAACCTCTTCAGGTTCATCGGTTGGTAGTCTTATAAAGCCGCCCTGTCTGAACCGCATAAGCGCCATCACAGTCGAATCTACAAGGTCATCGTGACTCATAAACGGAAATCCTGCAATCTCTTCTATTACCTCTTCTGCCCATCGTGTCTCTGGAACCCATACAAGCCCAGAGGATACTATATCTGTTACGGAGTTCAGACGTGCTAACTTGTCACCAGAACCCCTATGCGGTGTATACTCCTGTATCGGAAGTCCCATTCGCCGCATCTCTTGGTAAAGAGCCGTACCTGCGCTCTTCTTCTCAACTATGAACGAATCAGGTTCCCACTCAGCATACTCATCCATCGCTAGTTGCTTAAGTTCTGGAAACTCCATTCGCTTTTTAATACTGTTTAACAGAATAATGTTATAGTTGTCCACCTCTTCGTTCAAAAATACACCCCAAGTCGTCAAAGCAGTGTAATCGGCACGATTGTGTGTCTCTGCTGCCGCATCAAGAGACATGATAATGTACTCACAGGCAGGAGGTTCCTCCTTCTTCCACATCTGCCACCACTCACGTTTAACCAAAGCCGCCTCTTCAGCTGTCGGTTCTTGTTGATATTGAGCGTTCCACTGAAACACAGGCATAGAAGCTTTGGTACGTAGTAGTGCTTCAAGATCAAAGAACTCAGGCCAGAGAGGTTTTTGTACCGACTCCCCTGTTTTCTTACTGGTCGTATCTAAAATAGCAGGGAACTCCACAACCTCATACTGATCTGCCCTTTCATTCTGAGACATGTCCCTTACAACACGCCCCGTCAAGTCATCCATATGCCAACGTGTCTGTATTATGGCAACTCGACCTCCAGGCATAAGACGGGTCCTCGCACCAAAGGTGAACCAGTCATAAGCTTTTTCGAACACTTCAAAGTTTCCGTTAATGACATCTTGTTCAGAATGGGGGTCATCGACGAGCAGGAGGTCAGCACCACGACCTGCAATAGAAGAACCAATACCACACGCATAATACTCACCTCCTACATTTGTGTTCCATCGACCTGCAGATTTTGAATCAACAGCCAAAGATACCGTAGGAAATATCGCTTTGTATTCTTCTGTTGCAATTAAGTTACGCACTTTTCGTCCAAAATCTACCGCTAAGTCCGTGGTGTGTGACACCATCATAACCTTCTTATTCGGGTTCCTACCCAGAAACCAAGCAGGGAACATAATAGAAACAAGCTGTGATTTACCATGTCTGGGGGGTATATTAACACAAATTCTGTCTTTTTTGCCTTGTTCTATGTCCATTAACATATCAGCAAGCAGTCTATGATGCCGCCCAACTATGTAATCAGGTTGCATATGCTTACAAAACGCTATTAAATCGTCATAAGCCGCCTGATTATAGTTACGTGTTGCTAATTCTTCAACCATTCGGTCAATCTCAGCAACCTCTTCGGTACTATATTGGTCCAGATTATCCAACATTATCTGGATTTCAGCCTCTGTAAAATCTAACGTGTGTTTATTCACCTTTTTCCTCGTCTAAACCTAGCTCTTTGTCCACATCTAAGGGTTCTCCGTCTATTACAACGGCGTTTTCTACATTTTCAGGTGGATTTACTAGTTTTGCGAGCTTAGAACGCAGTTTTTCACGTAGATCATCCGTAGACTGATGTGTTATGGTGACTTCAGACTTCTCTGCGAACAATCCTACGTCTGAAATTTTACCTAAAAGCTCCAAAGCACGGATTCTGACCCGTGGATCAGGGTTATCTGTCTCCAATAATAGCTTATTTGTTACTAAATGGCGTATTTGCACCGAACTTTCGACCACAGAACGCCCAAATTCTTGCAAAATGCTGTTTGTCAGCACCAAAGATGCGGGTGTGAGGGTTGCGAGATTCTTTTCAGAAGCTTTTTTAGAAGTTTTTTCAGGGTTATCAGCATAAGCCGTAACAAGTTTAGCTGCCACATCTTTATCTTCCTTGGTCGGTTCCAGTTCTAAACCATGTTCTTCAAGTTCTTTAGCCGTATTTGCTGCTGCCTCTACACGATCTTTAAGGTCAACAGGAGGTTTACCCTCTGTCATAGGTACACCAAGTTCAGGTTCTACTACTATAGTCATATCTACTCGCAGGTTGCCAACCGAATATGGTGCGTAGCTGCAAGGTAATTAGTCAACAAAATGATTCTTAAAAAATAATGTTAAAATAACACAGCCACGCAAAAACATTATATAACGCAAAAAATTTTTTTGTAAAGTAGTTTGGGACTCCAAAGGGGGGGTGTTCCTATATAGAGGGGGGTGGGGGGTCCAATCTCAGAATTTTACGATTTATTTGAGTAAATTAATATATATACACCTGCGTATAGCTATAACAGCATAGCGGGCCATGCCCTACCCGTACCCATTAAATACCACCAAAAAACACTATATGGTAATATATTTCATCTCATACCATTGTACGTGCTAACGTGTTTTGGTAGGTTTATCTTATCAGCAAGACAATAATGTTTTGTTGTTTTAACCGATAAGTAATTACTTATCACATTTTGAAAGGAAATAGCCAAATGGCGAAATCAAATATAATTACTGAAGAGTTTGCGAAATCATTAGAAGAAAAGGGGATTGCAGAAATGCAAGGCTCTTTGGCAGTATATCAAGAATTAAACTTGTTATGCGATCAATCCACTGATCCCGCAAAGGAAATTGCGAATGGGTACGACACAAACCGTAATTGGGATAAGGCTAAGACTAGGCTAAGTAAAAAAGTCTATGATAGTATTATCTTTCCTATGTTTTGCGCAATTGCTCATGGTGGTCGAAAGAGCGCGGCTTTTATAGCCATTCAAGAATTTACTGATAATTTTACTACCTATGATAAAGATAAGATCAAAGATACTAGGTATGATAAAGTTATCGAAACTATTCATGGTAAAATGATAAGTTTGGATAGGGCGCTTGCTATGGTCGGCGACAAAAATAGAAAGTATGTCAAACGTGTTGCTGATATAGCTATGGCTAACAAAGTCGAGGCTTTTGAGGCTAAAGAAGATCAAGCTCTAGCTAAGAAGTTTGCAAGTATAGATGCTAACGAAAGTAAAACTGAAGATCAAAAGACTGATCTTAAGAATAAGGCTTTCGCAGCAAGTAAAGAAAGAGTTGCTGCATATACTCGCAAGGCTAAAAATTCAACTAAGGATAACAATAAGTCTGACTATGCTAGTAAATTGGATAGGGCTTGGAAGGTTGTTATTGCCGAGTTAGCAAATGTTGAAAAGTTAAATGCGAAGAGTAAGGTATTCGGGAAAGCTATGACGTGTAAGTTTGACACTCCTGAAGATCTACTTGAGCACGTTAAGTCGATCGCAACATTAACCGATAAGTAATTACTTATCAAAAATGGGATGCAAGAAATTGCATCCCGACAACCCGAAAGGATAAAAACAATGCAAGACGAACACGTTATGGCATGGGCAAGACTGCAGCCCAAACCAATGCCATTAATTCTAAAATTGTTATTGCAACGCAAAATTGCAAGAGATTAGATATGGGAAAGAATATCTACAAGAAAGTAATTGAAGGCGTAAAGAAAGCACGTAAATTAAAAAGGGCCGCTCGTAGATCAAAAGACTTGCGGCGGCGTTTAAAATCGATGCAAGGTTATCATGAGCTAATTGATAGTCTTACGCCACGCTAAAACTTTGGGAGCTACGGCTCCCATCGTCGCCAGTGTTCTGACTAGCGTAGCGTCTTGACGTGTCACTCTATATTACACAATCCCCCCCGTAATCTGATAAGTGATTACTTATCGTCGCCAGTGTTCTGACTAGCGTAGCGTCTTAACATGTTACTATAAGTGATAAGTGATTACTTATCGAATTTGTAATGTTCGGTAATGTTCGGTAATGTTCGGTGAATGTTCGGTTTTTTTAGAGCAAAAACGAACAATATGTTTCGTGGTATCTAATGGTATCTAATAGCAAGTAGTAATAAATAATATAGTAAAAATAGGTATATATATATATATATCTTATAATGTTCGTTTTCTAAAATTTATGCGGTGACATTTTGCTTACCCCCCTAATGTTCGTTTTTCTACACTCTTCTCTCCCCCACATTTTGCCCTCTTCATAATTCCTGTAAAAAACGAACATTAGAACATTCCAATCTTTTCAGATACTTGCAAGCCCTACTAACAGAACATTATGGAACATTACCGAACATTACACTAAAACACACTATTTACTAAAACATACCACTTCTAAATCTCACAAAATAGTTCTTGACATTTCGTGTTATTTGTGTTATACTGTAGGCATAATCGAAATATATCTAAAAAACAGGTCATTTACCACAGGAGAACATGTTATGACACAGAAAAAACCGATAAGTAATTACTTATCAAAACCACGATGTAAGGAGTGTGGGGAAAGATACAATCCCAAGCGCAAAGCTTTGGGGTATACCACTTGTCTAGATTGTGGATCACCTATCAAGCAATTTTGCACGGTAGTGTTTCACAAGCAAGCCCCGCAGGTCGTAACACGTTTAGAGCAACTGACCCAAACAAACCAGAAAAACCGATAAGTAATTACTTATCAAAAACCAGAAAGGAGAAAGACTATGAGTAAACAAAACGAAATGATGGCACAGGCACTCAAGGAGTACATGCAAATGAGAGCCGACGATATCGCAGAGGTGTATGAGATAATGTCGATAGAAGATGTTAAGACCAGAAACGCACGGGAAGATAAATACATCGAAGACACACTCAATGACGTGTTCGCACGTAACATGCCAGAACTACAGGAAGAAGACATGGAGGTGGACGAGACAATATACCACCCAAGTGCAGAACCAAAGCCATTCGTAAAACCACGAACTATAGAAGAAGTAAACAAACTGAAGGGAGAAACCAAAAGAAAAAAGAAGAGTATCCTTGTGTTGATGGACAAGTTACACCCACGAACTCAAGAGTATATCAAATGGGTGTTTAAATATGGGGTGGGTATTTTAATTCCAAATGACAGTCCCGAAATGAAACGTAATTGTATTGAAACTGCATTACGGTTTGAGCAAAGCACAGGCAAAACATATGCCCCAAGTGAGCCTTGGATTAATGAACTTAACAGAGCGATAGATGCACAATACGGCAGTATTGCAGAAAGAAAAAGAAAATTTAAACTAAACAAACCAAAGGGAGAAACCAATGAGTAAAGCAAAAGTAATATGGAGCATCGAAAAAGA